AGCGTTTCTTCTCTCTCCGCCAATTCTGACCAGGACTAAGCGACCTAAAGTGCTCTAAAACCGCAGGTCGCACCCGATTAGGGGGACATTATGGGTGGTCGCGGCGCTCCGCACTCTCGGAAGTACGGCGGGCGGGATCGTTCGACTCGGAAGGCCACGCGGGACGCTCACCAGGCGAAACCGCGTAACGCGATGGAGTATGCGCAGCAGTTGGGCGCTAAAGAGGGCTGGGACTACTCGGAAAAGCTTCTAGTTGACAGCCCTTCGGGCGCTACTCGGCATATGTACGGGACGTTCACGAAGGGTGATGTGTCTATCGGCGTGCAGTACACGGATAGGCCGCGCACTAAGGGCCGTATCGCTGATGTCGCGGTCCGGCAGAACGGTACTCATACGAGCGATTATTTCGGCACTGCCAGCAAGAATAAGCGTAAAGCGATGAAGGAACTCTTTAAGAAGTACGGGTAGGGGGATTTATGCCACCACGGAAGAGGGCACCGGCTAAAAGTGCTGTTCCGGCGGGTCTTATGGAGGCTGGCGAAACGTTGTGGACCAGCATTACCGCTAATAGGGAACTTGACGCCGCTAGTCGGGTGCTTCTGCTCAATGCTTGTCGTATTGCGGACAGGCTAGATCAGCTTGACGACGAAATTGGTGGGCGGTTGCTTTCGTATAACCAGCGGGGCGATGAAGTGATTAACCCGCTTATCTCTGAGCATCGTCAGCAGTACACGGCGTTGGCGAACATTCTAGGCAAGATGGGGCTGGGCGAGTTGCCTAAGCCGAAGGCCGGTGAGTCGAAGTGGGATGAGCTGGCGAAGAAGCGCGCGGAGCGGGCCGCTAAGGCTGCGGAGAAGGCGGGCTAGGTGTGCCCAATAACGCTGGTTGATCCTGAGTTGGAGTGGCTAGCCGCGATTCGTGAGCTGACAGCCGAGCTGGGAGAGGGCAATTTCTGCGCTCTTGATGTTGCGGAAAGGGCCGAGATTAGGCGCACCGAGTATTTCATTCAGCTTGAGCGTGAGCTTGAGCTGATCATAGCGGAGCGCCAGCGTGCGGACTTAGAGATTGGATTTGGTGATGACTAATGCCTATGGCGGTCTTGGAGCCGTTATCTGAGGAGCAGGTCGACCAGGCGCGGCTTGAGGCGCAGGTACTTTCTGAGGTTGCAGACCCGTCTGAGAAGTGGCCGGAGCTTTCCGGCAATCAGAAGCCTCGTCTAAGTAACTATCCGACGTTCTTTACGTCGATGGCCGACGATGGCGTCGACTTCGTTGAGGCGTTCGGCTACAACCTGCTGCCCTGGCAAGAGGCGCTGTTCAGGCACTCTCTGGGCGAAACCATTGACGGCTTGTGGTCGGCGCGGCGCGTCGGCCTGATCGTTGTTCGGCAGCAGGGCAAGACCGAGCTGCTTGAGGCGCGGGAGCTGTTCGGCCTGTTCGTGCTGAACGAGAAGATTTTCCATACGGCGCAGCAGGCTAAGACGGCTACGTTGTCGTGGCAGACGCTCCGGAACCGGATTGAGAACTATCCGGACCTGTCTGAGATGTGTCTACGGCCTAAGAATGGCGGCGAGGAAACGTCGATCCGCCTTAAGGCCGGTAATGGCTATCTCGATGGTGACCGGTTCGTTCGGTATATCGCTAGGTCTCCTGACTCTGGTCGTGGTTTCCGAAATATCGACTTGGTTGTGTGTGACGAGGCTTATGCCTTGTCTAACGCCGAGTGGGGTTCTCTGGGTCCAACTCAGCGCGCTAACCGTAATCCGCAGACGTGGTTTACCAGTTCGGCGGGTACCGAGGATTCCGAAATGCTGTCGAAGCTGCGGGACGTTGGTATCGCGCAGGCTGACCCGAACCTGCTTTTTGCGGAGTGGTCGCTACCTGAGGGTTCGGACCCGACTAACCGGGAGCTGTGGCCTATTGCTCAGGCTTCGTTGGGCGCTCCGTTCTGTACGGTGCGCAACCTTGAGGCCGAGTTCATGGGAATGGACTTTGTTGAGTTCGCCCGCGAGCACATGGGTATGTGGGACGACCCCCGCGTTAACTCGGTTATCCCGATGGACAGTTGGGAAGCCTGCAAGATTGACGATCTGCCTAATGGTGAACAGCCGCAGGTGGAAGTTGAATGGACGGTCGCTTGTGTGGACGTGGCTCCGGACCGTGCGTGGGGTTCCATTGCGCTGGCCGGTAAGCGTCCGGATGGCCGGTCTCATGTTGAGGTTCTGGTGGCCGATGAGGGCACTAACTGGATTATCCCGACGATGCAGCGGCTTATCAGTTCGAGCACGCCACCTAGGGCGGTCGCTTTGCAGGCTGGCGCGCAAGCTGGCGCGTATTACGCCGAGCTTGAGCAGATCGGCTACAAGGTCCACATGCTGACGCCTCAGGAGGTTTCAGCGGCTACGGCGAAGTTTTATGACGACGTTGTTAGCGAGAAGCTGACTCACTTGGACGACGACACCCTTGTTTCGGGTTTGGCCGGGGCTACTAAGTATCCAATCGGAAAGATTGAGCATGGTGGCTGGGGCTGGCTTCGTAAAGGGACGAACGTCGATATCACTGGCATTGTCGCGTGTTCTTACGCCAACCGGATTCTGACCCTGGAATCGGCTGAGGAATCCATGACTAAGAAGAAGCGGTACAGGATGGTGTAAATGGCTATTGAACTTCCCGAGGAAATCTCGGACGGCGACGTTCGGAAGTTCGTTGAGAATCAGTTGTGGCCGGAGTTCATTCGGCGGCGCGAGAAGCTGGACAAGATTGCTAACTGGGCGCGTGGTGAACAGCCGGATTATTTGATCCAGAATGCCAATAGGGAGAAGCGCGCGCTACTTAAGCTCGCTAAGACTCCGTGGTTGGGGCTGGTGGTCACTCATTTCACTCAGGCGTTGTTTGTGGACGGCTACCGGGCTGAGGGTTCTAAGGAGAACACTAAGGGGCCTTGGCAGACGTGGAACGCGAACAACATGCAGTCTCGTCAGATTGCGATTCACCGGGCCGCGTTGACCTATGGGTATGCGTATGCGCGCGTGCTGCCGGGTGAGGCGTGGGACGGTAAGAATCAGGCTGAGATTCGCGGTGTGTCGCCGCGTCGTCTGCTGGCTCTTTATGAGGATCAGATCAACGACGAGTACCCACGGTATGCGCTAGAGCTTGCCGCTAACGGTAAGTCGGTGCGGCTGTATACGGACGAGTTCTATTACGAGCTTAAGATGCCGTCGCCGGGGAGTTTCCCTAACGAGCAGACGGTTAAGAAGGTCCGCCACGGTGTTGGTGTGTGTCCGTTTGTGCGGTACGTGAACATGATGGACCTGGACGGCTTCACTATGGGTGAGGTCGAGTACCTGGTGCCGGTGGCGTCGAAGATCGACAAGACCGATTACGACCGGCTGTTGGCGCAGCATTACAACTCTTGGAAGGTCAAGGTTGCTACTGGCATTGACGACCTGTCTGAGGACGCTACGCCGGAGGAGCAGCAGCGCGCGAAGTTGATCCTGGCTCAGGACGACATTCTGATGCACGGCAATCATGAGGCGAAGTTCTACACGCTGCCGGAGACGAGCCTGGATGGCTTTATCGCGGCGCATACGCAGGACGTTGAAATCCTCGCTAACAACGCTCAGGTGCCGGTGTGGATTCTTAATGGGCAGCTTGCCAATCTTTCGGCAGATGCGCTTACAGCGGCCACTAAGGGCACGATCCAGAAGCTTTATGAGCGTCAGGTGACGTTTGGGTCGGCGCATAACCAGTTGCTTCGGCTCGCGGCGCATGTCGAGGGCGATGCTGCGGGTGCGCGTGACTTCACGGCCAGTGTGTCGTGGCAGGACACGTCGGTGCGGTCGCTGGCTCAGGCTGTGGACGCTTATGGCAAGGCAGCGACGATGCTGGGTATGCCTAAGGAGTTCCTGTGGGGTCTGATTCCGGGCATTACTAAGACGGACGTTGAGACGATGCGCGAGCACTTCAACGATGACGACGAGATGACGCAGATGCTCTTGTGGTGGACGGCTAACGGTCCTGGTGGCGAGTTCGCAGCCGAGATTGAGGTTGATACCCAGAAGCAGGTCATTGAGGCGCAGGGCGATGTCCAAAAGGCATTGCAGGATGCTCAGGCTAAGGCTCAGAAGGATTTGGCTAAGCAGAACGCGGACGCTCAGCGGAAGCAGGCTGTGGAGGTCGCTAAGGCGACTCCGGCTCAGCCTGCCGCTGGTGCGGCTCCGACTGCACGCAAGACCAGCTCTACGTCCAAGCGGACGGCTAAGAAGTCTGGCGGGGTGAGTGGTAACGACCCGTCGAGTAGGGCTGCATAACTGAATAAGGGGGATGGGTGGCCGAGGACGACCAGGACGAAAGGGAGTACAAGGCCACTCTCCCATTGATCGCGGTTCCTGCCCTGGCCGCTTGGTATGCGACTCAGCATGTCGAGCGCCAGGAGGAAATCGCGGAGACGACTACGGCGGGCTTGGCTCTGCTGTGGCCGATCATTAACTTTGGCGATCTGGACGGGTCAACTCCGTCTTGGCTGCACGCCACCACGCTACAAATCAAAATGGGCTGGGATGAATCCAGCGAAGCGGCGTTTGAGTATGTGCAGCAGGCTTTGTTTGCGAATGAGCCAGACGCTACGCCACCTGTTAAGGCGGCGGTAAGTTTTCCCGCGCAGGAGATTCAAACTGCGATGCGGGTTCGCGGGCCGGTTCAGGTTAAGCGCCAAGTTGCGCGCGCTAAGCCTGAGTCGGAGGCGATGGAAGCCGGTAAAGCGGCCTCACAGGCAGTGGGTGCCACTAAGGCGACTGACGGCGGTCGCTCTGAGGTTTTGCAGTTCGTGCATCGAGAAGCCCCCCGGCGTTTAAAGCAGGGTGAGGCTATCGGGTACGCGCGTAAGACCGACAATAATCCGTGCTACTTCTGCGCCATTTTGGCGTCACAGGGTGCGGTTTTCTACAAAGAGGACGCTTTCAAGGTCTCGAACAGCAAGCTTCGGACGGTTAAGTGGTCCTCCAATAGTGACAAGGGCACGAGGCGCGCGTTCATCGGTGATGGACCGGCGAAGGTGCATGACAACTGTCAATGCACGATGCGACCGGTTTTCAGTGAAAAAGACAAATGGGATGAGCGCGCTAAGTATTTCCTTGATTTGTGGGAACAGTACGGCTTTGGGACGTACGTGGACGGTAAGTATTTGAGTCCTGAGGCGAATTTTCGCCGGAACTATACTCCGCCCCCACCTTACAGCGCAGATGTGCTGGATTTAAGCGAGCGCCGGAAGATTCTTGCCGACGTTCAAAGTAACCGTGAGCGCCTTCTAGCTCGCGGGTTTAAGGCGGATTCGCCAAACGTCAAGTTCATTGACGATTCGATTAAGAGACTAAGCATCGCTTAGGACGCGGAACAGTCACGCGTTTTATTGACTGGCTTTTTGAGGAACTTTCTATGTCTGATATTGACCCTACCGAGAATAACGATCCTGTTGAGACCGATCCTGCTGGTGGTGATGATCCTGCCGATAAGGGTAGTGAGAGCACGTTTAAGGCGATCACGTCTCAGGATGAGTTTGACAAGGCGGTTGCGCGCCGGGTGGCGCGTGAGCGGAAGAAGTACGACGGCTTTGAGGACTTTAAGACCAAGGCTGAGCAGTTCGACAAGCTTGAGGCTGAAAAGGGTTCTGATATCGAGAAGCTGACCCGTCGTGCCGAGAAGGCCGAGGGGGAGCTAACCAAGCTGACCGAGAAGCTTAATACGGCTGAACGGAATGAGCTGGTGCGAGATATCGCGGATGAAATGGGTCTGCCTAAGAAGCTCGCTAAGCGGGTTCAGGGAGATACCGAGGAAGATATTCGCGCAGACATTGAGGATCTTCTAGAGGGCTTGCCAAAGAGCGAAAAGAAGGTCGAGAAGGACGAGGACGGCGATAAGAAGAAGCCGCCTGCTCAGTCCCCTAAGGCTCGCATGACTTTCACGTCGACTGGCGATCAGTCAGATGACGGTTTGGAGCTTAGTGCCGACGACATTCTTAAGGATATTCCGCGCGGCAGCGCTTAATTAGCAGTCAATAACTTAATAACAAATTAATAGGAGAAACATATGGCACACATTTTCGTGAAGCCGGAACTCGTCGCTGAGATTGGCGTGAAGCAGCTACAGCGCGAGATCGTTCTACCTGGCCTGGTGTGGACTAACCCGCTGACCAATTTCGGTGGCTCTAAGAATGACACGATTACCGTGCGCGTTCCTGCCATCACCACGGCTAACCGGCGAGACCTGCGCGATACAGACCGTACGGTTGTCGCTTCTGAGCTGGTTGAGCATTCATTCGGCGTGACGCTGGATAAGCACATCTACGCCGCGCTTAAGTTCACGGACGAGCAGCGCACGTTGGATATCCGCGACTACACGTCGCAGGTGCTTGTGCCGCAGGTCTCGGCTGTTGCTTACGAGCTTGAGGATTACATCGCTGAGCTGATCGAGGGTGCTCCTTACGAGGAAACCATTCTGATTGACCCATCTGATACGGTCCCGGCTTTTATCACGGCTGACCAGCGCATGGGTGAGGCTTTCGTGCCTACGGATGGCCGTACCCTGGTGGTCGGTTCTGCCGTGGCTGCGGCTCTGGCTAAGGATAAGCAGTTCCGTCATGCTGATTGGTCTGGCGATCAGGCTAACTCGGCTCTGCGTGAGGCTCATGTGGGCCGTCTGGCCGGTATGAACGTGATTCGTTCTCTGGCTATCGCACCGGACAAGGCTTATCTGTGGCACCGGACCGCTTTCATCCTGGCTTACCGGACGCCGGTTGTGCCGGAGGGCGCTAAGGCTGGTGCTTCGTTCTCGGCTAACAACGTGGCTCTGCGTTGGCTGGCGGACTACGACTACAGCCAGCTTGGGGACCGGACCCTGCTTGACGTGTTCACTGGCCGCAAGGTCGTGACCGAGGTCGACGGATCGTTCGTGCGCGCTGTGGAGCTACAGCTAACCGCTGCGGGTGTCTCAATCGTGGGTGGCGACTTCGCGCTTGCGACCAAGACGGGCACGCGCCAGCTCAAGGTTCGTGACGACAACGGCACCGACGTTACGGCGCGTTGCACGTTTACGTCGGCCACTCCTGCCAAGGCCACGGTTTCGGCTTCTGGCCTGGTGACGGGTGTGGATTCGGGTACCTCGGTGATCACGGCGTCTTACGTTCCGCCTCAGGGTGGCGCGGCTAAGACGGCTACCGCTACGGTCACCGTTCCTTAGTCGAGGCTCTTATGGCGGGTCTAGCGTCCGTTGAGGACTTGCAGACCCTCATGTCTCAGGTGTTTGAAGGCGATGATCTAGAGCAGGCGAGGCTTGTTCTAGACATCGTTTCTTCATGGGCGCGGGTGGTGTCGGGCCGAGCGTGGCCCGACGCCCCCACCGACGTTCCTGATGATGTGCGGGCTGTTGTGTTGCAGGCGTCCCGCCGGGAGCTTAAGAACCCTGACCGGGTTATTTCCCGGCAGATGGGTCCGTTCAACGTCCAGTATTCCCAGCCACCGGACGGGTTCTTTTACCCGGCTGAGTTGGCGATCCTCAAGCGTTTCAAGCGCTCGGGGGGTCTACAGACGGTGAGCACTTCTCGCGGCGAGGAAGGACGGCCTTGGGCCGGTAAGACGGCCTTTATTCGATACGGGGGCAGCATGTTCCCGTTCTGTAGCGAGGACGACGGGTACGGAGACGTGGTGCCCTGGTGAACGATGAGACTTTAACCGTTCGCCGGGGCGATACGGATAAGTACGGCAATCCGAACAAAGAGGTTCACGGCACCGTGAAGGGCATCTTCGCGTGGGGGCCGGGGACCAGCACCAACAAGTTTGGTCGGAAGCAAAATTTCAAGGGCGAGAGTTCAAGCCTGACTGCGGAGCTGTATGTGAAGCGGGGCGCGGACCTTAAGGCTCGGGATCGCATCGAGCGCGCTAATGGCGAGGTTTATACCGTCGTTGGTCATTCGATGTGGGATCAGGGGCACGCCTTTGATGGGTTCGATTTTGGCTACATGGTGTTTCAGGTGGAGGCGGTGAATGGGTAATGCCTGCTGCCGGTACAACGATTGGGCACAGGCTTACTGATATTCAGATTCCGAACCCTAACCGTGGTTTGGCGCAAATTCTGATCAGTCCGAATATGGAACTTCTGATGGGCATTCTCGGCCAGGAGGTCGTGCTTGCTTATCGGGCTGGTGTTGCTAAGCGGACCGGAAAGCTTATGTCGTCTGCGAGCGCGCAAACGGTGATTGGCGGTAAGAAGAATGACCGCTGGGTTTCGCACGTCACTATCGGCGGCGAGACGGCTGTGTCTACATGGCACAGCCCACGTAACCCTAATCCTGGTGACCTGTTCTTTTACGGCGTTCTTCATGAGCACGGCGACGGTGGCAACCCGCCTTCGGGCTGGGATTTCCCTGCGCACAAGGATTTGAAGAAGGCCCTGGCTGTCGTTAAGGCGAAGAACGGGGCTTAAGGGGGGCTTATGTCTTTGGTTCTGCCGGATTGGTACGAAGAGAGCTTCGTAAACATGGAGAACCTGTTTATCGACATTTTCACGAAACTATTGCCGGATTATGAGTCGGGGTGCTGGATGCCCGATGACTGGCTCGACAATGCGGACCCCGACCCTACGTTGTGGTTCTTCCGGCTGCCGGGAGGCCAGGTGAACTGGGAGGCCCGCAAGGACGAGTGCCAGATGCAGGTAATGGCTGTTACTGGGTCGCGCGATGATTCGTGGCGGCTGATGAACTTTGTCCGGTCGATGCTCCTGCCTATGCAGGGGGACAAGTTCAAGATGGCTGACGGCTACACGGCGCAGATTCGCTGCGACAAAGAGGTGGCCGGGCCGCAATTGCTGACGCCGAATCAGCGGATAGATAACCGCGTTGTCACGGCGACGTTCCAGGTGTCGGTGTCGATGAAAACCGCGAAGGACTACAAGAAGTTCCTTTATGCCTTGTGGCATGGGATCACCGGTGGCCCGTAGCGAACAATTAAATAAGGACAACTTAATATGGCTGATTTTTACACGATTAAGGACGCGCAGGCTGACCTAGCGATTGCGCCTCTTAACCTTACCGTGCTTCTGGCTCCGTATTCGGCGACCCCGGCGCTAACGCTTGAGTCTGCTGTTGATGGGTCGCTGGAAATTCCTCCTGGCTACAAGTCTGTGGGCCATTTCCAGAAGCAGGCGGGTCTTACGCTCGGTAACGAGTTCGACTCGAAGGATATTGAGGCTTACGGCGAGCCTGAGCCGATCCGAACGATTATCAATAAGCGGACCACGACGTTCGATTTCTCGATGTACCAGAACCAGCGCAACGTGCTTGAGCTGATCTGGACGCAGGACTTCTCGGACATCGAGCCGTCTGAGTTCGGTGGCATCGTTCTGGAAGCGCCTAAGGTGCCGAAGAACATCTACTACCGGGCAATTCTGGTCGGTATGGATGACCGGGGTGACCGGGAAATCTGGATGTACTGGCTGATGCCGAAGGTGAAGCTGGATCGGCTGGATAACCAGACGCTTAATGACGACAACGTTATTGAGTACAAGCCGACGCTTAAGGCGTTCCGTGATGACACGGTGGGCTACTCCGTGGCTCAGGGCTTCGCTGGGCCGGGCTGGCGCGACATTGTGGCTACGGCTGGCTTTGGCCGGGCGCTGACCGCTCTGACGATCACGCCGAATGCTCCGTCTGTGACGGTTGCTTCTGGTGCGAGCCATACGGCGCAGCTTCTCGTTGAGGGTGACAACGGCATTAACTACACGCCGGATTGCACCTTTGAGTCGAGCGATCCGCTTAAGGCGAGCGTTTCGGCTAACGGTCTGGTGACCGGTGTTGCGGCTGGTACCGCGACGATCACGGCTAAGAAGGGCGCGCTGACGGCTACGGCCACGGTGACGGTTACTGCTTAGTCGCAGTTTGGGGGAATGAGGGGAGCGGGCTTAGGTTCGCTCCCCTCTCCCTTTGATGTCTGAATTACCTAAAGGGGGAAGAAAACTTATGGAAGAAAACAAGGAACTGAACGATCTGGTTGGGTCTCTGTTCGCTGATCTGATTGCGTCGGTGCGTGTGCCTGAGCCTCTAGTGGTTGCGCCGGGCCTGGTGGTTAAGAACCCGACTAAGAAGCAGGCTAACGCTCTGATTAAGGCGGTGACCGAGGAGGAAGCTCAGCGCATTATCTTCGGCGAGGACTACGACCGCGCTATGGAGCTGTTCGATCCTCAGCCTGTCCAGGTGTGGAACAAGTTCATGGCTAAGTACAACGAGCACTTTTTCGGAGATAAGGACTCGGGAAAGTAATCTACGCTGCGGACATTGTTGAGCGGTATTGGCGTGCGATCTGTTGGGATTTCCAAACGATTCTGCACGTCAATGCCCTTGACTACTTCGCAGCGCCGTGCCGGTGCGGCCAGTGCCGCGAGAGGTACGGGGATGACGTAAACGCTCGTTATGCGTCACGACGGAACTGGGATCAGTTCATCATGTTCTACGAAACGTTGCTCCAAATCCGTGGCTCTTACACGCAGGCGATGTACCTGCAAGACCCTGACGTGATCGAGATTCAGGCTAACGCTAAGGATGAGGACTGGAAGGCCGCTAAGCCTCCGCTGTTCGGGTGGACGGCTGAGCTTGACGCTCTGTTCTATATCGCTGATCAGGTCCAGGCGGGTCGGGTGCAAAAGGCGGACGACTTTAAGCCGTATCCACGTCCCGAACTTCCGGCTGAGAAGGTGCGGAAGCGCCGTAAGGAGACGAAGGTTAACGCTGGTCTTGAGGCAGCTATGGCTCGTGGTATCGAGTCGGCTAAGTGGAACTATCTGTAGTTCCGAATACAACTGAATAACAACTTAATAGAGGGGGCACTGTGGCTGAATATATTGCCGCCCAAGCGGGGGTACTTATGGTGCCCACGCTTGGGAAGGGTGCCAATAGCTTTCACCAGAAGCTAAGGACACAACTACAGACGGTGCGCGAGTCTGTCGAGGTCAAGGTTGAGGCCAAGACGGCTGAAATGCTGACCGAGATTGAGGCCGCTAAGAGGGCGGCTGAGCGTGACCCGATCCGGCTTCGGATTGAGGAACAGCAGGTCACTCACCAGATCACGTCGATTAAGCGCAAGGTCAACGACCTTAAGGACCAGACGCGGCGCGGTTTGACCCTGAATATCGCTGTGGCTGGTATGGCGCAGCTCACGCAGCTCAGCTTGCTATTGGGGTCGCTGAACACGTCAATCGTGCAGTTGTCCCAGTCGTCATTGGTGCTGCCGGGGATTATGGGCGGCTTGGCGTCGTCCATTGGGACGGTGCTGGTTGGCTCTCGCGGCCTGGCCGACGCGTTTAAGGCGCAGTCGCAGGCGCAGCAGAGCGCCGTTGAGTCGGCCAGGCAGCAGCGTGACGCTAACCGCGCGGTGCGGGATTCGACGCGCGAGCTGAACAACGCGATCCGTGATGCGCGCCGGAACCTTGAGGATTTGAACGCGCAGCTCCGTGACGCGCCGCTTGATGAAGCCGAAGCGATGATGAACCTGCAAGAGGCCATCGCGGAGGCTAGCGATAAGGCTGGCAAGTCGGCTTGGCAGATGCAGAAGGACCAGCTAGCGCAGGTGCGCGCTGAGTCCCAGCTTACGGAGACGCGGCGACGGAACCTCCGACTACAGGAGGACGTGCAGGAGGCTAACTCCAAGGGCATTCAGGGCAGCGATTCGGTGGTGGCGGCGCAGGAGCGTTTGGCTCAGGCGCTTGAGACGGCGGCGGATGGCGCTACGGCGGTTAAGAAGCTCGCGGACGCGATGGGTGAGCTGTCGCCGAATGCTCAGGACTTCGTTACTCGGGTCCGGTCACTCAGTGGTGCGTGGATGGACTTGCGTACGGCTGTGCAGGATCGGCTGTTCGCCGATCTGGGGACTGATATTCAGGACTTGGCGGGTACGGGCCTACCTCTGCTTGAACGTGGCTTGACAGGCATTGCAGGGGCCATTAACGGCAACCTGCGGGCGGTTATCACCCAGTTGGGTGACGGTCAGAACCAGGGTTTCCTTGAGCGCCTGTTCGGTAACACCGAGGACGCGCAGAACCTTTTGACTCGCGCTATTGATCCGTTGGTCGGCGGGGTGCTTCGCCTAACGGCGGCTAGTTCAGATTCGCTACCTCGTCTGTCGGATGCGTTCGGCGACGTGATGACGCGGTTTGAGAACTTCGTGACTGCGGCTGACGACGACGGTCGACTTGATAAGTGGATCGACTCGGGCCTTAAGGCACTTACTGATCTAGGTAACACTCTGCTGAATATCGGTTCGATCATGAACTCTGTCAGCGAGGCGTTCACTGGTACAGGTGGCCGTGGCCTACTTGATCTTCTTAGCGATGGCACTAAGCGTCTGGCCGATTTCCTTAAGAGCGCCGAGGGGCAGCAGAAGCTTAAGGACATCTTCTACGAGGCTCGTGCTGAGTTCCAGAAGTGGCGTCCGACGTTGGAGCAGATTCCCGGCATTCTTAAGAATGTGCAGGAGGCCGCTCAGCGGTGGGCCGACATGCTGTTGCCATTCCTTAACACGGCGGCGACTCTGCTTAAGAATCACCCGATTCTCATTCAGACGATCCTGTACGCGTGGTTGGGGTGGCGGACTATCCAGCCGATCCTTACGGGAATCAAGACGGGCATGGATGGCCTTAAGAAGGCTATTGACCTGGTGTCTAACGCTTTCGGCGATGGCAGTTCGGGTGCTAACGGGAAGGCTTCGCGGTTCAGCAGCCTAATGGCGGTGGGTGGTCCTATCGCTACGGGTGTGGGCGCGGTGGCTTCGCTACTGCTGTACCAGTATGTGAATGCTCAGCAGGAGGCCGCTGAGTCGACTGCTTACCACGCGGATATGGTCGCGCGGTTGCGGAGCGAAATGGACGCGCTGTCTGGGTCGCTGACGCAGCAGGGCTTGACTGAGAAGCTGGGCCGGGCTGGCGGTTTCGTTGATCCTAACGAGTCGGACGCTAAGCCACGTGACCTGCCGGGGCTGGCTCAGAGCGAGTTCAACATTAGCCGGGAGCAGTTCGGGCAGGCGTTGACGCCGACGAATCAGGCTGCGCGTGATCAGGTCGTTAACACGGCTCGTGAGTCGATCCTTGGCGAGCTGAACTCTAAGCCTCTGGCTGAGTTTGTCGGTGAGGACGACGCGAATTTCCTTGATCTGCTGAATAAGCAGCGGAAGCCGGAATCTCGAATCACTAATGATGTCCTGGCGCGGGCGCTTACTGGCGATGCGCAGGCTCGGGAGCTGTTTGAGGGGTCTGGCGCTTCGTTCTCGCTTAGCGATCTGCTGTATGGCTACAACAATCCGTTGTCGTGGCTGCCGGGTTCGCGTAACGATGACACGCCGGGCCTGTCTCAGCGCGCTCGGGCGGGCGCGAATATCAGTCGGTTCGTTATGGACGACACTAACCATGCGTTGCAGGTTGGATCGGAACTTCGGGCGAACAATGAGGCTGTTACCGGTCGGGCTGAGTTTAGGCCGGGCACGCCTAACCCGTTCGCGGGTCTGGGTAGCCCTAGCCCGTATTTCGAGCCTGGTGGGCAGGGCGCGGCTGGTGTTCGCGTCGATATGCCGCTTAGCGAGATTAAGAAGAACCATCCTGACCTGGTTGAGAACATTCGCAAGAATGGTGGCCGGTTCGAGGAGCTGGCTGACGGCACGGTGATTCATCTTGACGCTGACCGGGCGGGGTTGTACTTGCAGCCTGCGCCTACGGCGGCTACGGGCGGTTTGTTCAGTGGGCCGGGAACGGGTCGTAGCGATTCGATTCTGGCGCGGGTGTCTAACGGTGAGTTCATTACTCGCGCGGATGCTGTGGCTAAGTACGGTCAGGACTTCTTTCACGCGCTTAACCAGGGCGAGATTGATCCGTCCATGCTGCCTGGTTTCGACGGTGGTGGTCTGGTTGATCTGATCCTGCCGGGTGCCGGTGCGGGTGCTCCTGCGGGAGGTAACCGCTTCGACGCGGCTCCGTTGCCGATCAGTGGGTTTGGACCTAAGCCGCTGGCTCCGGTTCCGCCTGCGCCGCCTGGTGCATTCGATGCGCCGACTCCACTGGATATGTTGCCTAAGCCGGTAATTCCGTTGCCTGACGTGACGAATCCTGGTCTCTACGACCCGACGAGCGGCAAGTACGGTGCTGCGCCAGCGTCAGCGGTTCAGAAGCCACTTAAGCCGGGTGTCGATGGGGACAAGGGCGAGACGAGTGGGCCTAACGTGCCGCCAACCGATCCGCGTTCGCCTGGTTACGGCCAGCCGAATCACGGTTTGGGTGGTTCGCCGGGGCCGGGGAATGGCATCCCGCATTTGACGGGTGCTACGCCGGGGCCGGGCACGCCGACTGTGGCGGGTCTGGCTGTGCCGGGGCTTACGCCTCAGGCGGGCGATCCTATGGGGCTGTCTGGCCTGCCGGATGAGTTGCAGCCGGTCAGCATTTTGGAGCAGATCGGGGAGATTCTACTTAGCGCGGTATTGGGATTCTTTGGGATTGATCCAACGTATTTCAATATTGGCAAGCGAATCTTTACGGGCCTGACTGGTCAGGATAAGGATAAGAAGAATAAGCCTCGGGAGGCTGACCCTCAGGTTCAGCAGATTATCGACGGCTATCCGACTGACCTAGGAACGCAGTATCCGTTTGTTGGTGCGCTGAATGGTACGGGATCTTCGGCTTCGCAGCGTGCGGCGAATATGGCTGACCTTATGGCGGGTAAGCCTTACGTGTGGGGCGGTGCGGGCCTTGATGGCACGGACTGCTCGGGTCTGGTTATGTATGTGGCAGACGCGCTTAACGGTAAGCCTTTCGCAGGCCGTACGGGTGGTACCGGCGGGTTCGCGCAGGCCATTCCGGCTAAGGGTGGCGTGATCATTAGTGATCCGTCGCAAGCGCCGCCGAATAGTTACCGGATTGGCTGGAATGCTTCGCATACGGCGGCAACGCTGCCTGATGGCCGGAACATTGAGTCAAGCACGTTTGGTAAGCCGATTGCGGTTGGGTCGGGGGCTTCGGGTTATAACGATCCGCAGTTCACGAACTGGGCGTACTTCCCGCTGCCTAGCTATGCCAGTGGAGGGTTCCTGAGTGGTGCCGGTACGGGCCGTTCAGATTCGATGCTGGCGCGTGTTAGTAACGGTGAGTTCATCACGCGTGCGGATTCGGTCGCTAAGTACGGTCGCGGCTTCATGGAGGCGATCAACTCGGGCCATATTGATCCGTCTGCGTTGCCAGGCTTTGCGCCTGGTGGTATGCCGTTGCCTCCGGTGACTCCGTTGCCTAATCCTCAGCCAGCTCCACCGCCGCCAGTTGCGACGGCTGCGCCTCCTGGTGCGCCTAGCGATCCGGCTGCGGCTCCACCGCCTGAGCAGCCTGTCGTCCCTACGGAGACGGCAGAGCAGGCGCTTGGTGGGCTTGGTAACGCGCTGGCTGGTACTGGTGCCGGGCCGAGCGGGCAGATGCCGGGTGCGGCTGCGCCGGAAGGTGCAACGCCGGGTGTTGATCCTCGCTCTGTCGCGGGCCGTGCGCCGACGAACCTTGACCACAACAACCCTGCCTTGAGCAAGGGTATTCAGTCTGGGTTTGCGCATGTGGGCAGCTTGGTTGCTACGGCGGCGTCTATGGGCGCTGGCGCTGCGGGGGCTGCGGCTCCTGGCGCTGGCGCTGCGGGTGGCGCTGCGGGGGCTGGCATTCAGGCGGGCGCGCAGATTGCGGGGCAGGTCGCTAGCGGCGCTGTCAACATTCTGTCGAGCTTGCTGGTGGGCACGCTGTCTGGTGGTTCGTCACCTAACGCGTATGGCGCTCCGGTGCTGCCTCAGCAGCCGCAGGGTAGCGGTATGGGTGGACCGGCTGTGGTTAACAACTACGGCGATATCCACACGGCTTCTTATGACCAGTTCTATCAGGGTCAGCAGAGGCGTGAAGCTCAGACGCAGGCACCATTCCTGCCGATGAAGTAAAACACTCTAAGGACGGGTTAGCCCCGCTCGAATGTCGGTACTAATCCGGTGGCCGGGCGGGGCTTTCTCGTTAGAAAGACAACTGAATAGTGAGCGATTACGTCAAGATTACTTTGACGGGTCGGGATGGTTCTACCTGGTGCTTGTCTGGCGCTGGCGCGGGTCGAGAGGGCGTAACCCTTTCCCCGAATGTCCAGAATCTTATTGATGCGCCGGTTAAGACTTTGTGGACGCCCGGCCCCTTCGGAGAGCAGTACGCCGGTAAGCGTGTGCGTCGGCGCGAGGTCATTTTCTCTGTCCAGGTTGGACATGAGGGATGGGACCCCGATACGTGGGCCACGGTTGATTCGCGTTGGCGGTGGGCCTGGGATTACGACCAGGAATGCACGCTAACTGTCGAAACTAGCGACGGTATCCGGAACCTTAAGCTCCGGCTGCTAGAGGAACCTAAGGCTTACGGGACGAAAGACCCGTTCCTTACTGGCGACTGCGAAGTGATGATGACGACGGTCGCTGAGTTTCCGTATTGGGTTAGTGAGCCGGACGTTTTCATTTGGAAAACGCCGAACCTTGCGGACCGCACGACGGTGTTTGTCGCCAATAACGGCGATGTGCCGGTGTGGCTGCGGTGGACGTTCACTGCGCCTGGTACGTGGACGATTCCTGATTTTTCGTGGGAAAACGACATGTTTGCGCGCGGTGAAATGGACCGGGGCCGAACGCTTGTGCTGCCTGAGCTTAAGCAGGGCGAGCACCTTACGGTCGATTCAGACCCGCGTGTGCAGACGATTGTGGCCGCTAATGATTCGCCTGTTCAGCACAGGTGGAAGGGCAATGACCTGCTGTACCCGCTGATGCCGGGTAAGAGCGGGGAGATTCCGGTCGGGTTCAGGGCTAAGCCTACTGAGCCGGGGTCTGAGAACGGTGGCGCTTTCAAGCTGACTGTTCCTAAGTGGTATTCGCGTCCGTGGTCGCGTCCGCATGTGATTCGGACGGTGTACTAAATGTGGCAGGACAGTGACCTTTGGGAGATTGACAAGTCTTGCGATTACTACCGTGGTCGGCACGAGTCGATGCGGAAGGCGCACCCGCTAATCCGGATTTGGATTAACGATCCAGAGAATAGTCATGGCGCTGTCTGTGTCGGGCGGATCGACTTTACGGACACCATTAAGGGTTCATTTCCTTTTAAGAACAACACGGCCACTCAAGGCGTGTTGCAGATTCGAGACGATCATTACATTGCGGTGTTCCTTAAGCGGTTGCCGCAGGATCAGCGCTATCAGAAGAACGTAATGATCACGGTCGACTTTTACGGCGGCGCTAAGCGTTGGTCGGGGTTGCTGGATAAGTGGAACATTAAGACCACTGAGGATGGCGCAAAGTATTTCGAGATGACGTTTCAGGACGACCTCACTTACTTGCAGTACCTTTTGGCACCGCCTAATCCGTTCCTGCCGATTCCGATTTTCCAATTCCCGCGCATGTTCATGCTGGCTGGCCCTAGCAAGTGGGCTATTTCGATGCTCATTCTGCTTAACCTGCTAAGGGTTGAGGGCAACCTTTGGGAGCTACCGGACGACCCGTTTGACCCTGAGGAGTGGGACCAGATTCTTGATTGGTCCGACTGGCAGGTTCACATTAAGGGTTCGCCGTGGCTAATTGACGACTCGTCTATGTGGACGTTCCTGTCCGCGCGTATGAACCCGGTGGACGCGGTTATCGCTGATGCACTGGATGACTGCCAGCTCACGATGACGTACCGGCGAGTTCTGACCGATGACGGCGAGGTCGCGGACGGCCTGATGGGCATTGCGGACGGCACGCGCGTTAAGAACGGTGCGCTCGTTTTCGAGGTTGTCGATAACTCTAACGCGCACGCTTTCGACGGCACGTTCCTATCGGGGACGGTCATTGACGGTTTCGCGCGGTCGCTAATCACGTACGGCGGCGGGTTTGTTGAGGATGTGTTTAACCAGGTCGGGGAGGACTCGACGCTGCATCCGGACGAGTATTACCAGTCTGGGTGGTTGGGCACTATCGCTAAGCAGCCGTGGCTAGTTATTCGTGATAGCGAGTGGACGCCGATTACGTCGTCTGATATGTCGTGGGGTCCGTCTAAGAACGTTTCCGTTGTTGTGGGTGGTGATAACCCGGCGGCGGACGCCATTGCAAAGCTGATCATTGAGACGACTGGCGCGCTCATTGGGTACTTCCTACTAGCTGGATTCTCCGGCTTGGGGAGTATCGCGGCGGACGTGATTATGCCGTTCCTTGTGGGGACCATCGCGGCCTGGCTGCAATGGAAGAACACTGGGCGAGCTAACGCGCTTGGCTGGATGCACTACTGGGAGCTGTACCAGGCCGGTGCCGAGAATAACTCTTGGTCCCTGGCTGCGCTTAGCGCGCTGCGTGGTGGGTTCCTGGTGGGCAAGTCGGAGACGACTCATCTAGTGGCGTTGCATGATTCGTGGGCCATTCCTGGTTTGCATTTCGATGTGGGTCACCGGATTGGTACGACGGTGGATTCGCCGGGCGTGCAGGACATCGTTTGGGTTAACCAGGTCGAGGAAATGGTTGCGGAGTGGGATAACTCCGGCGACGGTCAGCCGTATGCGTGGGTCATTAAGGCCGGTAAGTCGCAGCGGAACATGAGCATTGGCGAGCGGTTGGCGCGGCTTTCAAAGAAGTTCCTAGATGCAATTAACAACGTTGGCGTTCACCTTGTTCAGGGTTAAGGCCAGCTTAGGGGGAGATAAGTAATGCTATCGCAGAACGAATGCGACATGGAGAATCCGGAAGAGTTTGCGGCGTGGGCGTTCGCTGCGGGGGTACCTGACCCTCGCGGCGAACGTTACCCGAATCAGCCTTTGATTCCTGCGAAGTGCTTTAAGGGCTTGTCGCAGATGCTTTGGGATTTCGGTTTCCGTTGGCATGAGGATAAGCAGGCTAAGTGGGTTAGTCCTCGCACCGGGCCGACGCGCAACTTTGAGGCGTGGGGCAGTACGGATATCAAGCCTGAGGACGTTATGAGTGACGTTGCTCAGATGGCGGTTGAGGAGTTCCCGCAGATCGCGGCGAAGGTCGCGGCGGTGACGCCGGAGAAGCACCAGGAAGCGCTTGAGGAAGCGACTAAGGACTTGCTTAGCAAGATCGAGCGTCTTAATGAGGCGCGGTCGCGTATGGAGAGTCGTTTGGCTGAGCGCGAGGACCGGGAGGTAACTCCGGAAGCGGAGGCGGTCGATGGCGGGTCTGCCTAGTGGTGGTGCGGGTCTAGACGACCCCAAGTATGTAATTCAGAACACGGTCAAGGCGCTCGCGCAGCGGACGCAGGCCAATGTTGAGGCTGAGCACCGGGCGGCAATTGAGGACGCGGGCAATCCGCTGTCTCCGGCTATGACGTTTTTCTTTAACACGATCATGGGCGGCTTTCAGACGCTAAGCAATTTTCTTGAGCAGATCATTCAGGCCATCACTGGCGCTGCTAATGGCACGCTAGCCACGCTTTCGAGCTTCGTTACGGGCGTCGTGACCGACGTTGGTAATGCGCTGGGCTGGCTGGCTGATCTGGTGGACGATCTGTGGAACAACGCGGCGTCGGTGATCGGGTCTATCCCGCAGACGCTTGTGTCGGGCCTACAGAGCGCGCTTAACGGCATTAACAACACGATCCAGGCGGTTATCGAAGGCATCATTGGCGCTATTCGGGGTATCCCGTTGGTGGGTGCTGGGATTGCTGATCTGGTGTCGATCCTTACGGGTTACCGGGAGGGTGTTGAGACTGATCAGGTTGTTCAGCAGAACCTAACGATTTCGTCTACGAGTTCGGTGCAGCGGCAGCCCGCTTGGGCGTCGTCTTATCCGATTTCGGCGGTGACGTATCCGGCGATCCTGCATTCGGATTTCACGGTCTATGCGGAGACGGTGGGGCCTGCTACGGCGGGTACTGCGCACTCGCATGAGATTCGTGGGTCGACTGATGATGCTTACGCTATTGCGCCGTTTTGGGCGTGTGAGCAGAACGGCAGCTTGGGCGGGTTTGTTACTGCGTCTGAGGATACGGTGTTCTCCAAGTTTGGCCTGGTGATCTTCGCGGACACGACTCCGGTTCCTGCTGGGACGGTCTATTTCGAGGTCTACCGCGAGCAGCCGGGCGGCAGTTTGGAACGGCTGACGCAGACGGATATCTCGGCGAACATCACCAATACGAGCAAGCTTCTGGTATTGCAGTGGACGGACTTCCGGATCGTTGCGCGCCGGGGCGAGCGGTACCTACTGCGGATTAAGAACACGTCGAGTCCTAACGTCGTGCCGCGTTTGCGTGGCCTTGCGTGGGGCACTGGTGTTCCGGAGATTCAGTGGGAGACGACGACCGCTGCCAACACGAACAAGACGACCTACACGGCGGCGGAAGCGGCTGCGGTTATCTCCACGTCAGGTATTACGCCGTGGCTGATGCTGGCGGCTGAGGAAACCGATATCCCTGAGGCGCGGACGTGGGCAGACGACTTTAACCGCCCTGAGCTGGGCTACTTGTGGAACCACAGCAAGACGGATAACGGCGATCTGGTCATTGCGGCTAACAAGCTGACGTACGGCGGGACCACTAACGGTTTCCAGCAGGCTTTGTATATCCATCCGTTGGCTACGGACAAGTTCAAGCTAACGGCTGAGGTTTCAAACCTTGGCGGTACCGGCCAGGTGTATTTCATGTGCGCTGGTGGCCGCAATAACAATGTGTCGGCGGTGCTGGCTATTGGCACGACTGGTGTGTCTATTCAGACCTTGATCGGCACGACGGTGACGGTGCGAGCGCAGGTGCTCAGGGTTAATAACGCGGGTCGGTACACGTTTACGTATGACCCGGCGTCTAAGACGTACAACGTTCTGCTTAACGATCAGCCTATCGGGCTGTCATGGACCGACAGTGGCAACTTGCTAGATAAGGGTGTCCAGTTCCGGTATTTCCAGATTCAGATTCAGCGCGTTAGTGGCGTTAATGGGGGGCAGGTGGACAATTGGGTGATTCAGGACAACTAAGCAAGATGGGTGTTTACGTGCCAGACAAGGGCACGGAGGCGGTTCCCGATGATGTGCCACAGAAGCCGTCCATTAAGGAACCGATTCTTTCCGCGAGTGCAGAGGTTCGTCAGCAGATCGCCGAGGCCACCCTTAAGCGCGCTAGGGCCGAGAAAGGGGGGCTAAGTGTCGCTTAAGAAGTTCACGCAAGACCCAGATGAAGTATTGGACTACACGATTGATTGGTCGGAGTGGCTGGCTGAGGGTGACACGATCACCGAAGTTACGGCTACTCCGGCTTCTGGGATCACGGTTGATTCCACTTCTTTCACGGTTAGTTCTACGACCATTTGGGTTTCTGGTGGCGCTGCTGGTCAGCGTTACGACATTAGCGTGCATGTGGTTACTAACGGCGGGCGTGAGGGTGACCGGTCGATCACGATTGAGATTAAGGAGAAGTAGTGACGAACCCGGTTTTCACTCTGGTGGCTTATGCCACTGCGGAGGTCACTCCGGCTAATACACAACTAAATATGGAGGACGGTAATGACGGTCGGGATTCACACGGTCAACCTGGCGAATAAGTGGCTTGGCATCCTGCGGGGTACGGCTTTCACTGCGCCTACTGGCATTTATATTCAGCTTCATAAGGGCGATCCTGGCGGGGCTGGCACGGCCAACCTTTCAGCGGTGACGACGCGGGCGCTGGCGACTTTCGCGGCTCCTGCCTCGGGCGCTATCGCGCTTACGGGCACTAACCCGTCGTGGACGATGACGGCCACGGAGACGATCACGCATATCAGCGTGTGGGACGCGTCGACCAGCGGAAACTTTCTGTGGTCGGCGGTGCTGGCTGCGTCTAAGAACGTGCAGTCGGGTGACACGTTGACGCTTACTACGTGCGGGCTGTCGCTGGGCGCTTTGGCGGCTTAAATGGCTATCGCGTTCAACGCGGCCACCGTTGGGAATATCACCCCTTCTGGGCGGACCGCTTCTGTTACGCATACAGCTAATGGCTCTAACCGGGCCGTAATCGTTATGGTCGTCGGTGGGTGCGGGCCAAGCAATGAACAACCTTGGGGCAATGGCGATTCCGAGGGTTTGACCTGCACCTACGGCGGTTCGGCTATGACCCTGTTGGGCCATATCGGCACTAACGCGGGCACTTTCGGTGGTGTGGCGTTCTTCGGGATGCTTAACCCGCCCACTGGTGTGCAGACCGTCGCGTTCTCTAAGACGAACAACACGTGGTCGTTGCGGGCGGCGGCTATGTCGTATACCGGGGTGGCGAGCTTCGGGGCTGCGTCTGCGACTTACGGGACTGGCTCGGGGGCCGGGCTGGGAATGACTGTCTCGGCTGCCGTGGGTGAGGTTGTCGCTCAGGCGTTTGTAACGCTCCTGGGCACGGTTTCGAGTTGGTCGGCTACCGGCGGTGGCACGCAGCGCCAGATCGTTAATGCTACCGATTCTGGCGGTGGCGCTTACGGGGTGTTCGGAGATGCGCCGGGCGCAGCGTTGGTTGCGTTCAGTGGAACGCGTACCACTTCGGGTGATCAGTATGCGGCGGCTGCGGTTCGTCTATTGCCTGCGGAGGGCGGCGAACCGGAGAACCCTGGCGAGCTGGCGACGTTCTCAACCACTGGGCCTTATACGTATGACATTCCGTCGTGGGCTACCCATGTCGATGTCATTGCGATTGGTGGCGGCGGTGGTGGTGCTGGCGGCGCTAACGTCGGTAACGGCGATGGTCAGGGCGGTAGCGCTGGCACGTGGCAGTCGTTGACTGTTAAGCGCGGTGTTGATATTCCGTCGGGTGTTACGCAGATTACGGGCGTCGTCGGGACTGGCGGTACGGCTGGTGGTTCAGGTAACGGCTCTGGCGGTGGCGGTAATGCGTCGACTGCCTTAGCTTCTGGGCTTAGCGTTTCGGCTGCCGGTGGTGGTGGCGGTTCGGGCACTAACCCTGCTGGCGGCCAGACGACGTATGGCAAGTCGCCGGGGAATCGGGTCTTTAACGGCCAGACCTATACGGGTGGTGCGCAGGCTGGCACGTCGAATAACCCAAGCGGCACCGGTACGACGGGCAATGCTCCCGGCGGCGGTGGCGAAGGTGGCGGTGGCGTTCTGTTTGGAACCGGCTCGAATGGTGGCCCTGGTGGTGCCGGGCGGGTGTTCTTCTACGCGTATCGCGTGGGTGTCGACTACGACGGCCAGGCTTCGCTTGCTGTGGTGGTGTCCACGGAGGCGTCTGCCACGCTGCGGGCGGTAGCGCAGGCGGTTTTGGCGGTGGACGCGGTTACGTCGTCTGTCGTTTCACATGGACAGGCCATAGAGGCGTCTCTAAGCGTCTCAGCGGACCCAGACGATGTGGCCCGGTATGACGCCCTCGGTAACACCGATTTGTTCCTAGATGTGGCTTTCACGGCTTCTGGCATGAAAACCCTGAACGGAATTGCGGTGCTGTCACTGACGGCGGATACGTGGGCTGACGTTACGGAGTTCAGCGTGGCTGATGCGGAGCTGTCTGTGGTCGCTGACATGTCGGCGGACGTTTCGCAGTGGCAGCCGCTTAGTGGGTCGCTGGCGGTCGGGGTTACGCCTACGGGTGAAATGTCGCAGGGCCAGGACGTGGGCGCTGATCTTGAGGCCATCGTGTCGCCTACGGCGGCGATGCTTTACGAGGGCGCGGTGCGGGCGAACCTGGTGGTTAACGCAACGTTCGTGGCGGTCGCGGAGCGGGATGCTCCGGTGGACGCGGACCTGGCTGTGGTGGTGGTCGGTACGGCTGACGCTTCGTCGGGGCCGGTCGCTGGCTCGGGCCTGGCGGTGGTTGTGACGACTACGGCGGTGATGCAGCGCACGCAGTACGTGGACGCGGACCTGTCGCTGAGCGCTATCACAGACGGCGAGCTGTCCGCGAGCTTCGGCATTGATGCCGTCCTAGAGCTGGTCGCTAACGCGTCGGTTTACTTCGGCTCAGTCCGCGAAATTGTGGTGGTGCCTTTCCATGATCGGCACGCGGTTGTGCCTGAGAGTCCGCGCTTAGTGGAGGTTAACGGCGAGCTGCGCCTAATCAAGGCTGATGGCGATTACCGCATTGTGGGTGTGCCTGAGGTTGAGCGTGTGGTTTTGGTCGGCGAATCGGATAGGTCCGCGCTGGTGGCCCCTGCCGATAGGTGGGTTCAGGTCGCGCCGGTACCTAAGGCGGTGGCGGTGCGCTAAGGCCGCTTAATAACTAAATAGAGGGGGTCCAATGATTATGGATCACGCGGGGGAGCCGGAGGTTCGCTGCGTTGCATGTGGCGACCGCAGTGTGGACCATCCCACTTTCAAGCATAGGGCTTGGAATTGGTTGGCGGCTTCCGAGGCTTTCGTGCGGTTTCACCTAGGGCGGGTGCTCTAGGTGAAGCACGAAGCTGTATTGAGCACGATTCCCATGTCGCGGGGATCGGGATTTAAGTACGAATTGCGCGGTAAGCCGGGCGATTACTGGCCGGAGTCGGGCACCGCTTACGTGGTGTTTTACGAGTCGACGGGCGCGGTTATCGCAACCCTTGAGGGGACGGTTAAGCCGGAGCTGCTGCTGTTTGAGGCCGAGCCGCCAGAGGTTGAGTCCATTCCGCATGGTGCGGGGTTTGAGCTGTTCGTTACGCCGGATGAGACCGGAGTGCCGGTGATGGTTCGTTATGGGACGGTCACGCGTCGGGAGGTCCGGTTTCCGGATGCGCCTGCTACGGACGTTTCGGATACTGCGCTGCTCTATGCGGACGATATGCAGCGGACGATTCTTGGGCCTAGGTGGCGCAAGGTTGGCGGCAAGGCGGCGATTTACGACGACTGGATTTCGCTGCATCCTAAGCGCGCTATCGGTCCGGACTTCGTTTTCTTTGACCGGGCGTCTGTGTTGTGGTTTGCGCCGCTGAATCTGGATTCGGTGACCGTCAATGTCAACATTGTTAACGCGGGTGCCGGTAAGTCGACGGTCGTTTTGGCGTCGGACTACAACATGACTTCATGGCTGGGAGTCCAGTTCGAGACGGGCATTTCCAATAACAAGTGGCACATCGTGGTCGGGCATTCGCCTCAGGGTGACGACTACGAGATTAAGGCCAGCGTTAACGCGAACTCGGACAACGGTAATAACGCGCTGATCAAGTTTAACCACGCTGCACGGCAGATTACGGCGTTCCGGAATAACGGCACTACGCCGGTTTTGACGTGGACCGATGAAACGGAGTCGCTGCCTATTGGTGACGGCTTCCGCTATACGGGGTTCTCTTGGATTTCGTCGTTGGCTGCTCGTGGTGCGTGTTTCTACGACTGGTGGGCTAAGGACGGTATTTAGCAGATGGCTTTTGTTAGCAGGTATGGAAACTGGTATTCGGAGAACGGGTGGCGTATGTGTGACGCCAACGAGCTTGACCGGGGGGCGGTGCCGGGCACTTCGCTGGTGCTGCCTATCCGGAAGGGTGTTGCCAACCTGATCCTTAAGGGTTGGGTGGCGTGGTTTCACCGCAATGTTGAGTCGTTGAATAACGCTCGCGGTTTCAGTGATGAGGGCGCGTGGACGCCGACTAATGACGTGGCGAACTCGAATCACCTGTCAGGTACGGCGGTTGACCTTAACTGGTCGGACCACGCCTTTCGGGTGTCGTATTCGGGGTTCACTCAGGCGGAAATTAATAAGGTCCGTGAGGGTCTAAAGCTGTTTGAGGGGACGATCTGGTGGGGCCAGGACTGGAACTCGCCTAAAGATCCGATGCACTTTCAGCTTAACTACGGCGAGGGTGACGCGCGGAACGCGGCTTTTGCTACGAAGTTGCAGAACGGATATCTGAATATCTGGTCTGGCGGCGGTGGGGTCATTGAGCCTCCGGCGGGCGTGGATGACATTTACGCGGAGCTGGGCGATTCGGGCGACCGGGTTAAGCGTTTGCAGCAGTTCTTTAACGACAACTTCAAGAGCTATTCGCGGCTTGAGGTCGACGGCGATTTCGGACCGGCGACTAAGGCTGTGGTTGTCGAGTTTCAGAAGCGGGTTGGTGTTCTGGCTGACGGAATCGTCGGGCCGGTCACGTTGGCCGCAATGGTGAAGCACGGCTTTAAGACTGAGAGTGGGGTGAAGGTGGCGAATCTGCCTGAGGATTGGACGGACCGTCAGGTCATTAACGATATCTGGGAGCAGTTGCGCGGTCCGGACGGTAAGGGCTGGGAGCGGCTAGGGAAGAACGCTAAGGGCGAGAATCTTTCGCTGGTCGACGCCATTGCCGAGGTTAAGAAGCGTCTAGAGGCGGCCTAATGCCGCTACAGGTCGGCTCGCAGGGCGAGCTAGTTAACCAGTGGGTCCGGACGATGAACAAGCGGTTTTCGTCTTACTCGCGCGAGAAGGATGGAACTCCGCTTAAGGTCGACGGCTATTTCGGTTATCCGGACCGTGACGTTCAGCGGGAGTATGAGCGGCGCACAAATCAGGTGCAGGACGGCATCGTTAGCGATGGCGACTTGGCGGCGCTGGGGTTGATTGCGACTCCACCCGCCGAGGAGCTGCCGGTCCTGTTTACGGTCAGCGGGACGTTCGCGGACATGTGGTCGGGCTATCCGGCGGACGTTGCTCGCGCGCTGGCGGGCGTCTACTACTGGCAGCCGGTCAACTATCCGGCGGCGGCATTCCCGATGGAGCCGAGCGTCAATGAGGGTGTCCGTGAACTGATCAGCCTGATTAACAAGATGCGGCCAGGCCGGAAGTTCGCGCTGTGTGGTTACAGCCAGGGCGCAATCGTGTGCTCGCTGGTGCTGATTGAGATTCTGTTCGGCAGCTTGTCGCACCGTAAGGACGACCTGCTGGGCGGCTCGATGTTCGGTAACCCGATGCGGCAGGGCGGGGTGTCGTTCCCTGGCGGGCGTGATCCTGGCGGGCGCGGTATCGCGCTGGAACAGCTCAAGGTGACGCCGCCGAATTGGTGGGAGTACGCGGACCCTGACGACATTTACACGGCCACGCCTGCGGGTGCTGGGGGAGAGGAAATGTCCTCAATCTATGCCGTGGTGATGGACCCGCTTAAGGGTGCGCCGAAGTTGATTTGGCAGATTTGGGAGCTTTTGGCTAACCCGGCTGCGGAGGCACCGGCGCTTGTTAAGGCAATCGTGCTGGGGCTTAAGTTCGCGGGCACTCGGACGGCTGCGCATGTGGAGTACCACATTCGCCAGGCCACGCCGGGGACCACGTATTTGCAGCACGCAATCAATCATTTACGAAGCATTAAGGGGTAATCCATTGTTGATTTATGACGAGCAAGTGCCGGTGTTGGACGACACGTTTGAGGGCGACGAGGTTGCGCTACTAGCGGTGCGTGGTGGCCGGGTGGATCGGCATTTCCGCCGGAACTACGCATGGGCTAAGCACGCTGCCGACCGGGGCCAGCTAAAGAAGATCGTTGTGAAGGTCGGGGTCACTAAGGACTCATGGGTTCACACGGTGGGTGCGGTCATGTCGGCCCTATCGGGCCAGCGGTTGCATCCCTTGGCGGCTTTCAATGTGGACTCGGACGTTCGGGATATCGGCGGCGACAAGCTAACGCAGGTATTGGAAGCGCTTAAGGAGCTGGCACCTAAGCCAGCGGCCTTCATGGCTTCGGATGCCGACGTTAAGGCTCTTGTGCGGGCACAGAACGCGCAGGCGAAGAATGCGCCCAAGCCGGGGCCTAAGAGTGATGCGACTAAGGACGTGAAGGACGGTGAGTAATGAAGATTCTCGGGCACAAGCCGAGCGAGATTCGGAAGTCAATTGCGGGGTTCGCGGCTGCCCTGTTGGTACTGCTAGTGGCGTTGCCTGTGGCCGGTCTACCGGTAGGTGTTGCGGCTGTAGTGGCGACTGTGACGGCCTTCCTGACGGGTGTGAGCGTTTATCTCGCTAAGCCCAATGTGGCTGCGGTAATTGATGGGCTGGACGTGATTGATCCACCTGTCGAATACCCACCATTTATTGAGAAGTCATAGCGATGCCGGAGACGGGCGAGTGGATTGGGGTGCTGGTCACTAACTGGCCTGAGCTTGCAGTGATTGCCAGCTTAGTGTTCGGCGTTTATATGATCGTTCGTTTCCTGGCGGGCACCTTTGAGTCGTTTAGTAGGGCGCTAGGGCCGGTGGGTCGATTCCTCCGTGCCCAGCGCGCTATTAACAAAGCTGAATCAGACGACATGCGGAAGCGGATTGCGTATCTGGACAACCGGGTAACGAAAATGCTTTACCGCGACCAGTGTTATTTCGCGTACGTGTTGGCTGACACGGAGTGGCATCGCAGGCATGAGCTTAAGGCGGCGGCACTTGGTTGGGTGTTTGAGCCGCACGTTTCATTCCTTGAGTTCCGCGACACGTGGATGCGCGAGCGTGGACTAGATAAGGAATTGGAAATTTGGAAGTAACGGTTTACTCACCAGCGACCGCTTGCACAGGCTGTATGGCAACGAAGCTTGCTCTTAAGAACGCGGCTATTCCGTTTACGGCTGTAGTGGCCTCTGACGATCAGGTAGAGAAGTTTAAGGCGGATGGGCACGCGTCGTTCCCCGTCGTCATCGTTGATTGTGGCGATGGCGCTACGTGGACGTGGAGCGGTTACCGCCATGGCGACATTAAGCGACTTAAGGATTTGCGGCAGGAACAGACGCCTTTGGCGGCTTAAATAGACTCGGGCACTCGCGCTCCCCTCTTTCCCCTGGGGTTGAGCGCGGGTGCCCGTCTTTTTGTGTCTCTAGCAGTATCCGCAGTTGCAGTCGTTCGGTGACCGGCTGGATATCGTCATCACGTCGATGTGCCGCCCGAAGGCCACCGGCTGGTCGATCTTGGCCGGTGGGAACTTGCCGTATATGCCGTCCTCGAATCCATCTAGGGTCCGCTGGTGTTGCCAGTCGGCCCGCTCGATGAGCGCCTGGTCTCGCTTGGCCCGTTCTGCCGCCTGAGCGTCCTGCCGCCGAACGATCCTCATAGCGATGCGGTAAGCCAGCCAGACGACCGTTACGCCCAGCAGAAGCGGCCACACAACTTTGACCACTAGAACTATCACAACAGCGATAGCCAGCCAGACGACGAACTCACTCATGAGACTTAGGCTCCCTTCGCGTATATGGACGCTTCGTATTCGGGGCAGTAGTAGGCGACCGCGCCGCTAAGGATGCCGACCGCCAGGGCCTTGTCCCCTAAAAGGTTGGTGTCGTCAGCCAAGATGTCTCGCCATGACGCGCCGTCCGCCAGTTGGGCGCACCGCGACTGAGCGATGGGGACGGCCATGTTGCAGTTAACGTTGCGCCCCGTCTGCCCGGTCACGTAGGTACAGAACTCGTAGTCGTCCTGCGGCGCGGCGGCGGCTTGCGGGGCGCTTAGGACGCTGAGCGCAAGGGCTGCAAGCCCCACAAGCGCGCGTGCGTGTCGATTAACCATTGGTCGATCTTGGCCCGGTTAGGTTCGTCTGGCAAGGAAGTCGTAGCTTCCGCGCGCTGGATCATGTCGCGCCAGTCTGCGATGTCCTCTAGCACTTGCGACTGGGCGACCTCGCCGTTGCGGATGCTCAGCAGGTAGTCCCGGCGCAGCTCCATCATGGGCATCTGCATTTCGCCGCTGACCAGCATTTCGTGGCCCTGCATGAGGAGCCGGAGCGCATGGAACGCGGCCTTAGTGTCGTAGCCGTGGGCCTCAATTAGCTCGGGCCGGTTGGTGCGCGGCGCGCGTTCGCCGGTTAGCCGGGCGGACATGGAGTCTGCGTATCCCATGTGCCGGGCAGCTAACCGCTTGCTAAGGAACATCTGCCGGTTCTCTTGGAGCCTGATCATGTCAGGGAAAATCAGGTTAGGCGTGAACAGTAGGGTCATGACCGTAGGGTTGCCCTGGCAAACGAGGCTCACATATTTGCGCAGCCCGTAAAACTGCGTCTCGGAGTCCCCGGCCTCACTCTTAACACCTTCGGGCTTGTCGCGCCTACGCACGGCCCCGACCTGCGGCTTAAGTCCGATTAGCGCTTCTGGCGGATCGGGATAGATACCGATGTAGTCATGGTCGGAGTCCTCACGGTTTAGGCCGTGGGCAAACGATCCAATCTCGCCAATGATCAATGGCTTTATCTCAGCCACATTCCCCCCTTAAACAAAGCTAACCCCGGTTGGCGCTCCACCCTCCCAAGAGGAGCGGCCAGCCGGGGCCAGCGGTCTTTGCGCCGTTAAGGCTCTCCCGCTGCCGAAAACTGCGGGTCGTCTTTCTTCTGAGCCGGTGCAGCTTTCTTAGCTGGCGCGGCTTTCTTGGCCGGTGCCGGTGCGGCCTCTTTGATTTCGTCGCCCGTAGGTGAGCCAGCGGCTTTCCAAGCCCGAATGACACCTGCGGAGACGCGGCCACGGTCGGACACTTCGTGTCCGTTGACCTGCGCCCACTTGCGAACGTCTGCGAGTGGCAAGCCCGGTTCCCCGCCGGAGAACGTGTTCTTGCTGCTAGAGCGCTTGCGACCGGTTTCCTTGCCGACCCGCGAGGCAACTTCCAGCCACTTCTCCAAGTCCTTGTCGAACTGCTTAGCGTTCTTCTCGGACAGGTCCAGGTGGTAGTTAACCCCGTTGACGGAGAAGTCGCGTTCCGCCTCCGCTTCCAGCTCCGGCTCGTAGTCATCGAACAGTGTGACTGTTACCCGCTTACCCATTTCGGTGTCCCTTCGGTTTCGTGTTTCGGGTATGTGCTGCGTACACAGTAAGCACCCTAATCATTATCCGTCAACTTCATCTGAGCGGATTAGTCGCTAACTGCACAACGAACAGGACGAACATGGTTAGGACCACAGCCGCGACGATACCGCCGATGATGAGCTGAGTAGGCGTTACGCGCCGGTAGAGCGGGACGCGCTTAACGACGGCTTTGGACCAGGCCAGTTCAAGCTGGCTGATGTCCGCCGCAAGCTGCTTGTACTTCGCTTCATGCTGCTGAAAGTAAGGCCGAGGGCTGACGAGGGGATCACGTTTCCAGTTGTCGAGCGCGAGCCTGTAGCGGTCGAGAGCGTCGTTCGCTTCCCGTAGCGCCAATGCGCGCGCCCGCAGGGACGGGTCTCGTTGCAATGCCGCGATGAACGGGGGCGGGTTCGTGGTGCTCATGCGCGCGTGTCTCCTACCGGACTTAGTAACCACTAGTTATGAGGACTGTTCACTTACTCAACGTGAGTTGCGTTAGAGCGTGATTAGAAGATTTCGTTTAAAGACCCAATGCCCAAGGTGACGTTTAGCGGGTTGTTGTCGTTGCTTGGCAGGGGAACGCTACTAGCGAGTGTCCTGTACTAGAACAGCAGGAATTTCGCAAATTATGGAAATATTAAAGAAAACCCACAGGGTTCCCACAGGGGTGGAGGGTTGCCCAGACATGTCCGCAGGTGTACCGGTCGCGGCGCTCCGACCAGGGCTGATCCGGCTCTTAGTTGATACTTTTGTTGATACCTCGGAGCAAAACACCCTCTGACCTGCGTGTTCTTAACCTCACATGAGGATTAAAAGTCCGTAGGTATACCCCCTGCACGCCTGGGTGTATGGTGTCAAACATGCAGCTAAGGCGGGTTAAGAGCCTCTAGAGGACTCAGGATGACTCACCCGTAGTTGATACCTGTAGTTGATACCTGGGCACCGCGAGAGGGGCGAAACGTGGCCGACGAGCCGAAGAAAAATAAGAGGCGCGCGAAGGGCGATGGAGGGCTGTACGAGGACGCGAACGGGTTGCATGTCGGCATCGTCTGGGTGACCGGTCCGGACGGCAAAAAGAAGCAGAAGCGGGTAGCCAGCAAGAGCAAAGCGGAGGCTGCCGCGAAGCTGAACAAACTGCGCGCCGACGTGCTGGCCGGGAAGGTCGGAACGACGCCGGGGAAGGTCCGGACGGTGGGTGAGTGGCTGGACTACTGGCTGACCGTTAAGAAGCGCGAGGTTCGCCCGAAGTCCTACAAGAGCTACGAGAGCACCGCCCGGCTGTACCTCAAGCCTCATATCGGCCATATCCGGCTGGATAGGCTGACGGTCGCTCAGGTCCGCTCTATGCTCTCGGCGCTACAGGATGGGTCCGGAGACACCAAGGGGTCCACGCGGAACGCTGAGAAGGCGTACCAGGCGCTAAACAACGCACTCAGGCAAGCGGTCAACGAGTCCGCGATTCCACGCAACGTGTGCGATGCGATCAAGAAGCCGAAGCACCGGAAGCAACAGCGCGGCGCATTCGAGACGAACGCGGCGGTCCACATTCTGCGGACGGCGGCCAAGCGTGACGACGAGGACGCACCCAAGCGGCCTAAGCTCGCGTCCCGGTGGGCGGCGGCGTTCATGACCGGCGCGCGGCAGGCTGAGCTGATCGGGTTGGAGTGGGATCGGGTCGACATAAAGAACGGCGTGCTGGATATCTCGTGGCAGTTGCAGCGGCTTTCGTATGAGCACGGCTGCGGGGAGCCTAAGGACGGCAAGTATCCGTGTGGCAAGGTTCGGGTCGGGTACTGCCCTGACCGGAAGTTCGTACCGCCTCCCGGCTTTGAGTACCGGCCTTGTCACCGGTCGCTGTTCTGGACGCGGCCTAAGACGTACGCGGGGGAGCGGATTGTTCCGATGGCTCCGCTGCTCGCTGAGTCGCTTAAGGTGCATTCCCGGCTGGATACGGACCCGAACCCGTATGGGCTAGTGTGGCATCACCGTGACGGCAGGCCGTTAAGCCAAGAGGACGATAACGAGCAGTGGAACATGTTGATGGCTGCCGCCGGGATTGAGAAGCTGCCCCGGCAGGTGGTGCTGCATGAGGCGCGGAATACGGCGGCAACGATGCTCTTAGAGTCGGGTATCGACGCTAAGGTCATTCAGCAGATTTTGGGACATACGTCGATCTTGCAGACGCGGGAGTACCAGAGGGTCAGTTTGGAATTGGGCAAGAGCGCCGTTAGCAATGCTTTCGACGCTCTGCTGCCCGGTTAGACTGCGCCGTCGAGCTGCTTGGGCGCGGAGGCTTTCTTGGCCCTGCGCTTAAGCGGCTTCTCGGCGCGGATGCGCTTCCACACGTGAGCTTTAAGGTGGCGCTGCTTGCGGGTCCACGACAGGCTCATGGTGACCGTCCACAGGATGGCTGCGAGGACGGTGATTCGCCAGGGCCAGCGCCCCTCAGCTACCCCGATTGTGACGGGGGCGGCGAGCGCCAGGCCGGTGCCGATCAGGTAGAGGTTGGCGATTAGTGGCGAGCGTGGATCGGTTTGGCGGATGCGCCAGAACAACCAGCAGGTATGGGCAAGTAGCCAGACGTACACCGTGATTGCAACCGGGGTAACGGCGGCATCGTTGTCGGTTACCCACAGTCCGATGATTGTTGGCGTGGTCACGGTGAGTGGGATGCCTACGTGGCTGTTGAGTAGCGCGTCTTTGTATAGGCGCGTCCACTCCATGCGTTCGATGAGTTCGCCGAGGAATACCGCGTAGCCGGTCATGAGCACGATGTGCCCGATAACGAACTGTGCGGGGATATGGCTGTAGCTGAATGTGTTGGGGGCCAGTGGGTTAAACACTGATAGCCAGGGCGATAGCAGGGCCAGGGCCGCGAGCATGAGCGCGGCGCTGGCAGTGGTGCCCGTCTCCCATCGAATGCGCCAGGTATGTCGTCGTAGTACCTGGTTGGCGATTCCTACGGTGATCAGCGTCCACATGAGCGCGTGGTCTACGAGGGAGGTTAGTTCGTTGGCAAGGTGGAACTGATCAAGCATAGGGTCGTGCCTTTACGGGAGGGGCTGGACTCGCACGTATCTAGGCTGTGTTTCTGAGTCCGGTGGGAGGTGGAAACGGCTTGTGGCTCAGGCCGTTACAGGGAATGTACTGCCCTGTTACCCAGCCGTCAATGGCTGTTTTACCTCCCAGCAACCTCCCGCAAAAAGCGCACTACAGAGGCGGAATATCGGTGCGCGCTTTGGGCTGGCTAAGTCGGCTCTTGGTCCGTCTCCTCACTGTCGTTAGCACCGGAGGGTCCAAGGCCCCGTCGCCTCCGTCTGCTATGACCTCACCCTCCCGCTCTAGGAAGTCGATCAGGTCCGTTTTGGATAGGTGGCCGAAGCGCACCAGCAGATCAACCTTGTCTAGGTGGAAGTGCTCAGCGACCGCCATGAGGTTGGGAATGCTGTTGAGCACGCCTTTGTCCCGCTGCTCGTAATAGGTGGAGCGGGACATGCCTAGCGCGCTCAGCGCCTCTTGCATACGTACCTGCCGTTTAAGCAGGTAGCTCACTACAACGATCAGGTCATTGTCTTCATCTCTGGCCGACATGCCGATCATCTTGTCCGACTATCGGGACAAGTGTCAACCCGGCTGACCAGCAAAGACGGTCTTACACGGCTGTAATTTTGTCCGATCTGTCGGACAAAATACTTCCGAATCGGACCGGACTGTGTACTGTTCAAACCGTGACGCCGACAACCTCCCAAACCTCAGCCCACACAATTCGCTGGATTCCCGAAGCCGTGCAGAATCTCCTGCATAACAACGACATTCTGACCCGCACCGAGCTTGCAAAAACGCTGGGTGTAGCCCGTTCCACCGTGTACCGCACGTTCGATGACGACTGGTCCGGTGAGCCGAGCATGACGATGCTGGCGACGATGGCAGGGCACTTCAAAGTCCCCCTAAACCGCATCGTTACCGAGCCTGGCAGCGGCGGGCCGCGCCGTAGAACTGTCCGGCTGGCCGGATGACTGCCGCCACAGAGCTTCTGTCCGATGAACCCGACAGATTGCTTGTGACTCGCCCAGAAGCCGCACGAATGCTGTCCCTATCGGTTCCTGAGATTGACCGGCTGCGCCAGGCCGGGAAGCTGCTGGCGAAGAAACACGGCTCAAAGGTGCTGTTTCCGGTGAAAGAGCTTGAGCGTTTCGCTAACAACCTGCCTTGGGAGCTTGACCAGTGACCAGAACCCGCATTGAACCTGACACCGAAGCAGTCGAAGAACTTAAGGCCGCGTTAGCGCGGCTTAGGAAGGACGGATGGAACCGTGGAAAGTTTCACGATTTCTCAACAGGCAAGTGCTGTGCTCTTGGGGCATTCGGACACCAGTTCCCCATGGACTCGCCGGGCGTTAAGTACCTCGCCTACGCAATCCGCACCCGCAAAGCCGGGCACCCATACCCGGCAGACATGCCTGATATGTCCGTCGTCATTCATTTCAACGATGCACACGGCAGAAAGTGGGTCGATATTGAAGCCGTATTCCTCGCCGCTATCCGTTACGCGGAAGGTAAAGGCGTCTATGTCCGAGAAGGCCGTTAGGGATAACGTGCTGGCCGCGCTGTCGCTGGCCGCACTGATCCTGCTGGGTGCCATCGTGCTTAACGATCTGTTCGCGGCGTGGCACGCATGAGTACAGCGCCCGTACGGAAACTTGGTTCTATTGTTTCCATATCCCCCGAAAACTACGTAGAGTTATTAGTAGAGGGGGAGGGGATGAGAAAGTTCCGAGACGTGATCAACGAAGCGCGAAAGGTCGCAATGTTGAATCCACTTGGACGTAACACCGGTAAGGGTTACTACGAGTATGGAGAGCCTTGCTGCTTCTTCGGTCACGTCTTGGAACGTCTCGGACTTCCCGTCGCCAAATGGGAAATTGCCCTCTTTAACACCTACACACTTGCTGAACTGCCCTGGCCGCATTGGGGCATCGAAGAACCTAACGATTATCAGCGGCTATGGATCGCTAAGGTCCAAGCTGCTGCCGATAACGGAGATTCGTGGATTATCGCTATTGCGATGGCTGACGCGACTCTCATTTAGATTTCAGCTAAGCACCTGAGGCTGACTAAACAAATCAGCTGCACATTGTAGAAGTACCTAGTTCTATCTGTTGACCTATACGAAGTAACTCCGTTGCCGGAGCGTCTGTGTTCAGTGTCCAGACGGCAGAGTGGTTCGCCTGCAAGTAAGTCAGCATGAGTACGTCCGCACTACGAATCGGTCCCTGATGGGTTTATGTCCTGTCGGCAGCCGGAGACGTGCGGGGTAGCGATACGCGGTTGGTACCCGAGGGTGACCGCATGAAAACGCTCTGGCGGGGTCCGTGGCCTTATCTACGGGCCGGGGCATCCAGGTTCGATTCCTGGGTATCGCACTGGGCCGGGAGGTTGAGGCGCACGGCACTAACGGGCATTAGTGCTTAGGCGCGGGACGTAAGGGTGTGGCGTTCGCGCTGCCTTGTTTGCGCTCCCTCCCGGCCATTCTCTTTCACCACCGATCACCACATCACCACCACGAAAGGGCGCGCTATGACGGTTATCTACTTGGGCGAACCGACCGGCCCGCGACTCCGGAGCCTGACCCGTACCAAAGAGCAGGAGCTTGACGCCTGGCTTACCAGTGCGCTTAAGAACCCGCCCAAAAAGCGCGACCTGCCTAGCGACCTGGCCGACTTCACCAGGGCTTTAAGTGCCTTAGCTAAGCGTCGGGGTATTCAGTTCCATTTCAACGGGGACCGTATGCGCGTACGTGGCGAAGTGGTCTTTGGCAGGAACATTCCCGGCTGTGTTGGCGGGTCGAAACGAAAGGTCACGGCGGGTAACGAACGTGAGGCGTTCACGAAACATGGGCAGCGCGTCGAACCCTGGAATATGAGGGATTGGCGTGAATGAGTTGACACCAACGGTACAAGGCATGTACCGTACTGATTGCGAGGAGTTCAGAAAGTGGCAAAGCAGTTTTCTTGCCCGCTGGAATGTGGAGCCTCTTACTCCGAGGAGTACCAGCTCCACCTTCACGAGTACGCATCCGAAAAAGGCATCCTTCCGACGTGTGGTCGGGGGGCCGAACGAAAGGCGCACTATGCCGGAGGCGATCACGCTGCAAACGGACTTGAGGCAGCCTGAGAAGCTAATGCTGGCCGGGGACTGGCACGGCAATCTGCCGTGGGCGTTCAAGGCGATCCACTTCGCTAAGGCGAACGGCGCAGACACGATTCTGCACGTGGGCGACTTTGGCTGGTGGGCACCGATTGAGCGGACGTTCCAGTTCCTCTCGGAGGTCGACAAAGAGCTTAAGACGACCGGCATTGACCTCCTGTGGGTCGACGGCAACCACGAGGACCACGCGTTCTGGCACCAGTTCAACAAGCCGGGCGCGTATCCACAGACGTTCATGTCCTACTCGTCCATCACGCACTTGCCGCGTGGTTTCCGGTGGAAGTGGTGGGGCGATACGTGGATGGCGCTGGGTGGCGCTCACTCGGTCGACCGGAGCTGGGCGACGGAGGGTGAAACCTGGTGGCCGGGCGAGTGGTTGCAGGACGACCAGCTTGAGTACGCATGTCGACCGGGCAATGTCGACATCATCGTGGCGCATGACGCACCTACTAACGTCACGATCCCTGGCATTGTCCCCGGTAAGGCGATTTACCTGAATATCGGTGGCCTTAAGCGCCGTGTTCCGCAGGTGGACTTGCTTAAGGCTGAGGAGCACCGCGCTCGCATTCAGCAGGTCGTGGACACGGTTAAGCCGGTCGAGTTCTACCACGGCCATTACCACCGGGCTTATCAGTCGTTGGCTCGTCATGAGGGCGGCGGCTACACCCTGTGTCGTGGCCTGGATAAGGACGAAACCACGATGGCTAAGAACACCCATTTCATCACCGGAGGGACGCAGGATGACGACGACGACTAACCCTGAGCGGGAGGTCTGCCGGTTGCCCAGCGGCGACCTGACGATTAAGGGGACCAAGGTTTGGTTGCCGTCCGCTCCGGACCTGTTGGAGCGGGAGCGTCAGGAGACCGCGCAGCGGCTCACCGACATTCTCGCCGCTAAGCGGTTCCTGGCCGAGGAGGAGGACCGGGAGTACGGCGGGGCTATCGACTTCGCGTGCCGTAAGGCTAACGAAGAGGTCGGGCGCGCTAACCAGGTGCTCTACCGGGATATGTCGGGCCGTGACCAGCGCTGGTGGGTCGCTTTCCTTAAGGCGGTGCGCCATGAAGGCGAGTGAACGGCTAGCGGAGCGTAACGACATTCTCGAAGTCATCGCTGAGATTGATTCCGAGTTGGCCGGGCTAATCGGCGTTAGGTCTTTCCGCGCTGCGCAGGAGGCGCGGGAGAAGTTGGATATCCGCCGGGGTTTGGAGGCGGAACTTAACTCGCTTGGGTTTAAAGCGCCTGAGCTTGACGAGAGGTTGAAGAACCGTGAGGTTGCTAGCGGCAGTGCTGCTACTGGTGGTGATCGTTCTGGTGGTGGTGGCGGCGATTCAGTGGTTGCGAAACGCCGTATTGGACCGTCGCCTCAAGCGAGCTAACGACCCGTTGCAGTACCTCACCCGGCAGGAGCGTCGGGAACATGCGCGGGCGCTCGCTAAGCGCCACCTGTCCGAGGCGGACGAGGCGTATTACCAGCGCCTTAACAACATGCTTTACAACACACCGGCTCTGTAACTCAGGGCCACCCTCTAAGAAAGGTAATCGCACCAAAATGAAGAAGATCATGGAGTTCTTCGGTTTCACGTCGGCTGGCAAGTTCATGCCGGAGTGGAAGGCCCTGACCGATCAGGACCGGGAGCAGCTCAAGGCCGGTATCGAGGACGGCTCGCTGACCTACTAACCGCACTTCCTAACTAAGCCCCCACTGACTTCGGTTGGTGGGGGCTTTGTTGTGCGTAAAAAACAAATCCCTTTAGAAAGGAACCCTTACGTTGAACCGTAAGAAGATTGCCACTCTCGCACTCGCTGGCCTGGTGGCGCTCCCGATTGTCGGGTGTTCGACTCAGATTCCGGCGGGCCAGAAGGCCGTTAAGGTCGAGGACTACGCGATCATTCCGACCGCGCCTGAGCTGATCGGCTGCCAAGACCCAGAGACTTCGGCTTACAACCCGATTGGCGGGTATGAGACGTACCCGTATCCGACGCGGCTGATCAATTACGACATGACCGGCGAGCGGGACCAGAGCGGGAACCTGATCGCTGAGGCTGAGGCCACTGTGGTTGTGTCCAACGCTAAGGCTCCGGCTGAGCTGCGGGTGCCGATCCAGTTGACGTTCGACATGACGAGCGACTGTGACGCGTTGCAGGACTTCCACCGGGAGATTGCTACGCAGTACAGCGCGTGGCTGAACGACGACGGCTCGGTGTCGGCTGGCTACCTGGACATGCTGCGGAACATCGTCGGCCTGCCTGCGCAGCAGACGTTGATCAAGACGGCGCAGAAGTACACGTGGCGTGAAATCTGGAACGACGAGAATGTGCGCGTCGAGTTCCAGAACGCGCTGCGGGAGACGCTGCCGGAGACCGTTAAGGCGCGTACCGGCGGTCGGGAATACTTCAACAACTTCACGGTCGTTGTTGGTAAGCCCACTCCGGTGGATCAGAACTTGGTGAATGCCATCACCGCTGAGCAGTCGGCGCTTGCCGAGGCTCAGGCGCGCGAGGCTAAGGGTGTCGCGGACGCTAAGGCGGCTGAGGCTCAGGCTAACGCGGAAGTTACCTCCGCTGAGGCTCAGACCAAGGTGGCGCAGGAGAAGGCCAAGCAGCGCCAGGCTGAGGTTTCGGGCTACCCGTCTGAGGACACCTACCTCAAGCAGAAGGCGATTGACGCTGGTATCACTCCGTGGCCCGCGCCGATTGTTACCGGGATGCCGGTGCGCTAATGCTTAGCCGCATTAAGCCAGGCGATATCCGGTTCCTGGCCTTTAGCGTCATCGTGATTGCGGTGTGCGTTATCGGCCTGGCGATCTTCGCCTAACTAACCCTCCCTAGATGGGGCGCGCATATCTAGGGGTGATTAACGCACGCGCACCCTAAACCCTGTGAGAATTAAGGAAAAACACCATGTCGAAAAAGTCCCTGTTCAAGCAACCGGGTGTCGAACAGTTGCTCCCCGGCGCGGACCTACCGGTCGGCGTTAAGGTCACCGGTCGCAACATGCACGCCGTGTCGCTGCTGGCGTCGGTGAGCGGCGAGGCGCTGGGTCGTCGGACCATCGTCAAGTCCTACTTTGAGGAGGACGGCTCGCTGTCACACGTCAGGATTGTTGACGAGGACGGCACCGTCGATATCAAGGCGGGCGACTACATGACCCTCGGTGACGACCGCAAGACCATCGTCGTGGTCACTCCGGAGGTTTACGCGCAGCTTAAGTCGGTGCTGCCTCTGGTCGTCGCGCTCGGTGATGCCTTTGCCGGTGCTGGCGCTACTGGCCTGCCGATCTTTGACGGCCTGGCCGGTGTGTTCGGGACCATGTTCGGGAGCGTCTAATGGCGCTGTTCAAAAAGCCCGTTCCCGTCGTCGCTCCTCCTAAGTCCGTAGCGTCCATTACGGCGGGGCTGAGCGACACTCTCGCGGAGCTTGAGGCACACGCCGACCACCAGGCAGAGCAGGTGTCGTTTCAGAACATGCTCGCGGAGCAGGCGCGGAATGCCGCTAAGGCGCATGAGGTAGAGCACGACAAGGCGCTTAAGGTTGCCGGGAATATCAGGGCGCTACTCGACTCGTGATCAATTTCGTTTTGCGGAACCTGTCCGCGCTTCATTACTTCCGTAAGGAGCGCGGCAGGTTTCCCACACTCAAAGAATTTCGTGATGAAACACGATGACACTACGACCTTGCCCTAAGGAGAACTAATGACGACGTTTTTGCAGAGCCTTACCGGCCAGCTCAACACGACCCGCACGGAGAACGGCGATAAGGCGCATAAGTCGTCGCTTGATCCGGTGGTCGATTACTTCGGTTTGGCGGGCGCTATGCGTGACCGCGCCGAGGCGAGCGCTGATCTGTTTGAGAAGGCGTTCCGCGTTGACCCGCAGGCTGCCGTGCGGACCCTGTTCTATCTGCGCGATGTGCGCGGGGGCCAGGGGGAGCGTGACGTGTTCCGCGCGGGCCTCAAGCGCCTGTTTGCCGTCGACCCGTACACGGCGATGGCTGTTGTTGAGCACGTCCCGTTCTATGGGCGCTGGGATGACTTGTTCATCTTCGGGTCTCAGGTTCCGGCGGGTATCTCAGCGATCATTCGGAACCAGTGGTCCGACGACGTTGACGCTTACGAGCGCGGCGAGAAGGTCTCGCTACTGGCTAAGTGGCTGCCGTCCGACAAGAGCCGGTCGAACTTGGAGCTGGCTATCGCGGTCCGCGAAATGCTGGGTCTGACTCAGCGGGAGTACCGCCAGACGCTTAGCGCGCTTCGGGGTCGTATCGACCTGCTCGAGCACGCCATGTCGGAGGGCGTGTACGCGAACGTCGACTACGGCAAGATTCCGGCGCAGGCGCACCGTAAGCACGTTAAGGCGTTCCGGCGCAACGACGGCGAGCGGTACCAGGCGTTCCTAGACGCGGTTGACCGTGGCGAGGCCAAGGTGAACACGTCGACCCTGTATCCGTACGAGCTGTACGACATGGTTAAGGGTGGGGACGCGGCTGCCGCTAACACGCTGTGGAACAACCTGCCGGACTACACGCGCCCCGGCCAGGACGCGATCGTTCTAGCGGACGTTTCAGGCTCGATGTGGGGTCGGCCTATGTCGGTGTCTGTGTCGCTGGCTTTGTACTTCGCAGAGCGCAACACAGGGCCGTATAAGGGCTACTTCATGACGTTCGCCTCTACGCCTGAGCTGGTGCAGGTAACCGGTAAGACGTTGGAGCAGAAGCTTCACGCTATCGAGCACTCGACTGGCTGGTGTGGGTCGACCGACTTGGAAGCGGCGTTTAAGGCGATCCTGCGCGCCGGTAAGCAGTCGGGCACCGTCCCGGCGACGCTCTACGTCGTGTCGGACATGCAGTTCAATCAGGCGCTTAACCACGCTGATCTGAGCGTGTTTGAGTCGGCCCGGCTGGACTTCCAGCGGGCGGGGCTTGAGCTGCCGCATGTCGTGTTCTGGAACGTCAATGCGCGCCACGATCAGCTTCCGGCCACGATCCTTGACGGGAACGTGACGCTGGTGTCTGGCCTGGCGGCTACGACGTTCGGCATGGCTGTGGAGGGTAAGACCCCTCGTGAGCTGGTAAATGACGTGATCAACAGCGAGCGGTACTCGCAGATCAACGTTTACGGTTCCTAATGTTTCCGATACCGGGTGCCGCCCGGTATCTTTAATCTTGTGGACGCTAACAGCAACTAAAACTGTTTGCGGATAACAAAGAAATGCGTCCAGTTAAAACGTGTGGACTCCTACAGCAATTACAACGCTTCCACTGTTAATGGCGAGGTCTGGGTTCGAGTCCCAGTAGCGGCCCCGTGTCGCTGTAGCTTAAGGGCAGAGCGCGTATGCAAAAAACGGAGTCCAGTAAGCGGTTGTGGTCACTAACAGCAATCCTATGAAATCAATTTAACTGAAACTGATAATCAAATGTGACCAGTCTTGCCGCGCCAGATTAGCCCCGTATCCAGTCCTAGCCGACTGGCCGGGGCTTTTTTGTGCCCTAAGAAAGGATTTACATGCCTGGACCAATGTCCGCGCCCAACGGAAACGCGCTGATCACCTACAGCGCCGAGGCGCGCAAGAAAGCCGGTCGGACCGGCAAGACGGAGCTTGTGAAAGCCCGTAAGGGGGATAAGAAGAATGCGTAAGGCAATCGTCGCAGCCATGCTGGTTGGCGCGCTGTCGCTGGTCGGGTGCGCTACCCAGAATCAGCACTGGGAGCGCGGCTGCAAGGTCCAGTCAAAGGACATGCTGTACGGCAGCAACAGTGACGGCGGGACCACGCGCACTAAGCGCATTAGCACCACATGCGGCGCGTTCGACGTGGAGGACGCTATCGAGGTCGGCCACATGAACAGCTATGACCTGTGGGCCAAGCTCGAAGAGGGCAAGACCTACGACCTCAAGGTGGGCGGGCTGCGTAACGGCTTCTTTTCGATGTTCCCCACGGTGTTGGAGGTTAAGGATGCCAGTTAGCGTTAGCGAGGCCATCCGGCGCTACAAAGAGGCGCAGGCTGAGAAGCGCGGCGAGACGCTGCCGGAGAAGTTCTACCCGGTGCCCAACCGCAAGGCGATCCGCGCGCACCGCTTCGGTGGTTTCCGTGAGGGCCTTGGTTCTGGCGATTCGTACGTCCTGATGAGGCCGTACCGGTCGCGTATTCAGCGTGGCAAGTCGCGTCCTCAGCCGCGCGGGCAGATTGTCCGGCGAGGCTTTAAGGACTACTTGGAGAACGGTCCGGACGCGGACAGGGGTAAGCCGTCCGCTTGGACGCAGAAGCTATGAGCTACCGCGTAGAGGTTCTGCTTAGGGACCGCGTACTTCCGCCGATGGTTGCCGTTAGGGAGCCGGAGGTTAGCCACAACGGCATTCTTCAAGTGATGCTCAAAGATGGCTATTTGGTATACGCGCCGGGCTATTGGTTGAGCTACGGAGTTAAGGAACATAAAGATGGCTAAGGTCGGCACTGTTTACCGCAAGGATTACGAGCCTGACTGCGGTTGTAGCGCGGGTCCATGTTTCGACATGTACGTCAAGACGCTGGATGGCTGGCTTCTAGTCGACCAGTACGGGCCTCAGGGGATCGTGGCAAATAAGCCGTGGAAGCGCGCTGCTGGGTTTGTCCGGTTCCCGCCGAAAGTTAGCGAGGACTAATCACTGACTATCAAGTAAAGCGTGACTACTGGGACCGTCCGATGGTTTACCCACCGGACTTCCAGGGTCAGCTAACGGGGGAATGGCGCGAAGGCAGGGGGCGCGATGGAAAGCAAAAGCGCTGGTGGTACTCCAAAGACGCCAAGGGATATAGCCGGGCGTCCGGTGCGGGCAAGGGTCTCGACACCAAGGATGGGCTTATCGACTGGGCAGCCTGTCAGGCAGCCGTTGGCATCCTCTTGGACTCCTCCGCACGCTCAGAGGTCGCAACGCTTATCAACGAATACGACGCCGACCCCTGGTACAAGGGCGACGACGGCGGCACCCGCTCCGGTAAAGAGCGGCTTAAGGCCGCTGTTGAGCAAGCGCGTAACACTGCCGGTCAGCACACTGCTGCTTCTGCTGGCACTGAGTTCCATAAGCTCGGTGAGCTGCGCAATAAGGGCGAAACGCCGCGCGTAATTCAGGAGCACCTTAAGGAACCTCTCGCTAAGTACGACAAAGCGGTCGAACCTATCGAGTTCATTGATCAGGAAATGCTTATCGTTAACGACAAGCTGGAACTGTGCGGCTCGGTGGACTATCTGATGGCGCTGCCGCCGGGGATTACTACTCCGGATGGCGTTAAGCACGATCAAGAGCTTGTCGTTGTGGGCGATCTTAAGACGGGGCGCTGGGACGCGAAGCGGCCTATGGGTGTGACCTGTCAGCTTGCGGCTTATGGGACGGGTCTGCGTTATGACCAGGAGACGAATACGCGTACTCCGCTGCATAACCAGATCAATAACAAGTGGGGAGTGATGGTTCATTTCCCAATCATGACTAAGAACCCTCAGGTCAAGTTCTATTGGGTTGACCTTGAGCTGGGTTTGCAGGCGGCGATGCTCGGCAAGCAAGTCGAGGCTATGCGCCGCGTTTTCAATTCTAAGGATTCAGAGCTTAAGGAGTTGAGCCTTGACCGTTATCAGTGGTAGCCGGGAAACCAGCTTGGCGGCGTACATGGCGCTGAGTAAGGACGATCTGCGGGAGTCGCAGCGGGCGGTGCTTAAGGCGCTGGGCCGTCTGCGTAAGGGCGGTACCGATACGGATATCGCGCGGGTTTACAACCGGTCCAAGTGGGGCGCGGTGCTGCCTCAGTCACCTTCGGGTCTGCGGACTCGTCGGTCGGAGCTGGTGCGCCAGGGGCTTGTGGTGGATACCGGCGTGCGTAAGCGGCTGGCGAGTGGTCGTCAGTCCGTGGTGTGGGCCAAGGCAAAGAACGGGGCGTAGTTGACTGCAACCAAAGCTGAGTTGGAGGCCGCGCTAGCGGAGTCTGACGCCAAGATCGAGTCCCTTGAGGAGGAGCTTAAGACCGCTCCGAGGTTGGACGGGTCAAACATTCCCACCGTCTATGAGGCGTGGAACCGCGTTATGCGCGATGTGCAGTTCATTAGTAAGAACTCGCGCAATGAGCAGCAGAGGTTCAACTTCCGTGGCATTGACGCGGTGATGAACGCGGTCGGCCCGGTGCTCCGTGAGCATGGCGTGATTGTCGTTCCTAACGGTGTGCGTCACGATTCGGAGCGTTACACGACCGCTAAGGGTGGTCAGATGTGTAACCGGACCGTCGAAATGGGCTTTGAGGTATTCGGCCCCGCTGGTGACTCGTTTAAGGGTTACGCGTTCGGTGAGGCTGCGGACGCTGGCGATAAGGCCATCACTAAGGCTGAGTCGGTGGCGTTGAGGACGTTCCTGCTGCAAGCGCTGATGTTGCCGACTGACGATCCGGACCCTGATGGCGACTCGCACGAGCGGGCCACTCCGGCGACTGCTGCGCGGGCGCAGCCGCCAGCTCCGGTTGGTAACGCGGATTCTGCTGCTGCGCGCGGAAAGCTGCGCGAGCTGGCGACTTCTAAGAACTGGGACTTGAACGGCATCGCTAACAAGTTCGCGGAGCACAACAAGGGCCGGGAGCTTAAGGACGCCACTGCCGAAGAGGTCACGGCGTTTACGAACCTTCTAGAGACAGGGGCGGTCACCGTCTAATGTTCAACAACACGATTGCGGGTATCCCTGTGGAGCTGGTCGACGCTCCACAGGGCATCGTGGTTCCTTGTGAGCTTTGCTTCGTTAAGGAGGCTGAGTTCGCGGTGGGTTCGCACGATCACAAGCTGGTGTGCGAAGGCTGCCTCGATTATGGGGATTCGCGCCGGTTCTGGAATCTGGAACCGAGGCAAGCTCTGTGAGTGAACCGGAACTGTGGGACGCCCGACGCATCCTTGAAAACTTTAAGGTCGGCCATGCTGACCACGGATGGCATGAGGAATTGCAGGCTATCTGGTATGCGGACCGCGAGCGCACCTGGGAGTTGTTAGACGAGGTTGGCGACGTGGGCCGGATTGTTGATCCGGTGATCATTGACCGTGCCTCTAACCAGGTGTGGGACGGCCACCACCGTATCGCCGTGGGCTTAGCGCTGCTTATGCCAGTTCCGTTGGTCTATAGGGAACAGGGGGACCGTTGAGTGAGTACAACCCGGTATCTGTAGAGCAGGAAATCCTAGCGACCGTTAACGATATCTCGTCTGGGATTATCACGGCGCGGGATGCTCACGAGAAAAAGCTGGAAACGGAGCGCGCCTACAAGCGTGCCTATGCCCGCGCGTTCATGGCACATAAAGGTCCGCAGACTGAGAAAAAGGTCGCGGCGAACATCGTCGAAGATGTCATGAGCGCCGAGGATGAGCGGGACGCTTGGGCGGTCGCTTACGAATACGCGAAGGACAACAACCGGGCGCTTAGCTCAAAGCTGGACGCTATTCGGTCTGTGGGCGCTTCTGTTCGTCAGGCGTACGCGAACGCGGGCAGGGGCGAGTGGTGAGGTTCGTTCACTGGTTCTGGCTCCATATGTGCCCGCCCGCTCCGATGTGAGCGAGAAGAAATGCCGTCAAATCCTCAAGGTCCGCTCTGAGGGCTTCTGTGAGCGGTGTACCCGGTGGGGCAACCTCACCCTTCACCACCGCAAGAAACGCTCCCAGGGCGGCTTGTGGACGGCTGAAAACTGCGTCCTGGTGTGCGGCCACGGTACGACCGGCTGCCACGGATGGATTGAGCACCACCCAGACCAAGCGGAAACGCAGGGCTGGCATGTGCGCCCTTGGCAAAACCCGGCTGAGATTCCGCTGCTTTGGCGCGGGTCGACCTGGGTTCTCTTAACCAACGATGGAGGGATTCAGCATGTCGAGAAACCTCAAGGTGCTCCTGGCAGCATTCGGGACGGCTTTAGCTATGACTGCGTGCCAACCGAGTGCTGAGAACGGGGTCAGCACTGACTCTGGTACTAGCTCCGGCGACTCCGGCTCCGGCTTCGTTATCTCCCCTAGGGGCGGTATCGGGTTCGACATGGGCGGCGGCATGTACCTGGACCCCGGTAGCGGCCAGATCGGCTTCGGCGGCATTCCGCTGGGATGAGCGACTTCGGGAAAATCCACCGGAAGTTCTGGGACCACCCAAAGGCTAAGCAGGCGGGTAACGCTGCGCTTGGCCTTTGGGTCAAGGCCAACGCGTGGACTCGGGATAACCGATCCGGAGGGTTCGTCCCGCGCGAGGTCGCACTAGAGCTGGGAACACGCGAAGAGGCTAATGCCCTGGTTAAGGCCAGGCTTTGGCGCAGGGTCGATAAGGACGGCGAGTTCATCGGCGTTCAGTTCAACGACTACGAGCACTGGAACGATGACGTTGAGCCGAACACTGAGGCGGGAAAGCTGGTCCGTAAGACCATTCCGGAGTCGCAACCTTTCGCTATCCGGCAACAGCTAGTCAAAAAGACGGCTGAGCTGCTGCGCGAGGGTATCGACCTGGAAATCATGGAGCGCGCACTTAACCTCTGGCTCGCTAAGGACTTTGGGCCGGGCATTCTGCCTAGCCTGGTCAGTGAGGCGCAGAAAGAGGCGCAGCGCGCGGCCACGCTAAGGAACACGATCACTGAGTGTCTTAAGACGGGGCAAGTTTCACCGCTTAAGGCTTACGGATATATCTTCTCGCCTCCCGTTCCGCCGGATGGGCTTGACGTGGACTCGCGTCGGGTTTGGATGGATCGCGCTAAACGGGACTGGCTGAATGAACTTAGAGGGAGGGTAGCGGCCTAATGGGGCTGGCATATCCGCGCCGCGATGATGCGGTGCGTTACGAGAAGTTCGACGGGACGCTTGAGTCTGTGCAGCGGATTGTCAACATGACTCGGATTCCGGTTGACCTGGTGATTGAGCCACGTGACTCATTTCTGGCGGGTGATGTCCTGAGGATTAGCCAGTTTAGCTGGGGCAATGGACAGGTTAACTCCGGCGATTACGTCACCTTTAGGGATAAGCAGGTGTTGGTGTATCCGGACGACGTGTTCCATGCCAAGTTCTCAACTAAGGACGGATGGGGTAATTGACAGAAGTTCAGCCTCCCAATGATCAGACTGCCGAGCAGTGCGTTATTGGGTCGCTGCTCTTGTCGTCCAAGGCGCTTAACACGCTTTCGACGTTAGTTACCGCTGAGGACTTCTACCGTCCTATTCACGCGGATATTTTCACGGCAGCAATGGACTTGCTGGCTGCCGGTGAGGCGGTCGACGCAATGACCGTCGCTAAGGAGCTTGAGTCGCGCGGCCAGCTCCGCAAGATCGGCGGGGCACCGTACCTGCTGACCTGTATGGAGAACACGCCTACTGCTACGAACGCTGAGGCGTACGCGCGGATGGTTCTGGATAAGGCCCGGCTCCGGCGTATGGCTGAGCTGGGCAACCGGCTTAAGCAACTGGCCTACTCGGAGGCGACGACCAGCGATGACGTTGCTTCGCTGCTGGGGGAGGGTGAGAAGTTCTTCCGGCAGGAGCACGAGCCTGACGACCGGGCGCTTGACTTCGGGAAGATGCTTGAGTCCTGGGAACACTGGCAGGCGACCAGTGAGGGCTATATCAAGACCCCTTGGGAAGCGCTCAATGACCGGCTGAATGGCGGTTTGCAGCGCGGCAGGCTCTACACGATTGCGGCTAGGCCGGGCGGCGGAAAAAGTGTTGCAGCGTTGCAGCTAGCGAGCAATGCGGCGTTCTGGGGTTTCCCGTCCGCGTTCTTCACACTGGAAATGTCGAGCGACGAAGTTACGTCTCGTCTCGTTTCTGCCGGTTCAAGCGTCGACTTCACGAAGATCATGAAGAAGAGGCTGGACTTAGAGGACCGGGCGAAGATCGACAACTTCGTTAAGTTGAACGACACCATTCCGCTACAGGTTGTGGACCGGCCAACGATTAGCACAGAGCAGATCGTTGCCCACTGCCGGTCGGTCGGAAACCTGGGTGTTGTCGTCGTGGATTACCTGCAATTGGTTAAGCCGTCCGATAGCAAGGTGTCACGTGAGCAACAGGTGGCGCACATGTCGCGGTCACTCAAGATTGCGGCGCGTGAGCTTAACGTGGCGATGGTCCAGTGTGCGCAGTTGAATCGCGGTCCCGTTAAGGACGGTAAGCCACGTGCGCCGACTATTGCGGACCTCCGCGAATCCGGAGCGATTGAGCAGGATAGCGATGTGGTTCTCCTGTTGCATACCGACGAGGACGATCCCGGCATTATCCAGATGATTATTGGTAAGAACCGGAATGGCCGAATGGGCGATCTTGCCCTGAATTTCGAGGGCCACTATCAGAGGATCACGTGAGCGTTGACATTAAGGCGCTAATGGAAGGTAAGACGCTCCGTTGGCAAGACGAGGCGGCTTGCGATAGCGACGACCGTTTTACCGGTCGGGTCGAAACGCTTAGCTGGCGCGATCACGTCGAAATGCGGCTCTTGTGTGAGAGCTGTCCAGTTTTTGACGAGTGCGCTAAGTGGGCTGAGCGTGAACAGGTAATCGAGGTATTCGCAGCGGGCCAATGGAGGTACCCGAATGGATGAGTACGACGACGACTACGACGACGTAGACGAGGAATACCCACGTGACAGTTAAGCATAAGCAGACCGTTGAGTTGAGCCACCCGATTCATTTCGGGGACGTAGAGCAGTTCGTGCAGATGGGGAAAGACCTGGGCGTTAAGCCTGGGGCTGAGGTCAATGTCCGCATTTTCGCAGTGCATGGCGGCGGTTACAGGGCGGACCTATCAGTAGGGACAGTCAATGGAGCCTGACGACGATTACGAAAACCCGGTCGGCGAAGTTCTAGACGAGGACACGGTTAACGATCTTAAGTCCAGCCACTTCGTCTTTTCGATTGCCGGTCTGCTGGGAATTAAGACGGGAGAGTCCTGGTGACCGTTCACCTAAAGGTCTACGCCGAGAAGCTCGGCACTATTAACGCGGCTGCGGAGGTGTTCAAGTTTCCCGGCGGGGAGCTGCACCTTAGGAGCATTCTCCCGCCGCTGATTGATGGGACGTGGATTGCGGACGTGCGGGGCGCTGCTACCGACGACCTGGTAACCGCGCTGCTGCTGGCTGACCACGCGGCGCAACTGGGCCAGCCGTTCGTGTTGTTCCTGCCGTACCTTCCGGCTGCTCGCGCGGACCGGGGGACTCCGTTCGGCCTGCGGGTGTACGCGGACATGATCAACAACTGCGCGTATGCGGAGCACGTCATGGTCATTGACCCGCATTCGCCGGTCGCTAACCGGCTGGTTAGGAACATCTGTCCGCTTGAGCCTCTGCCGCTGCTGGACCGGGCGCTAGAGAGTCAGGGCCATTGGCGTTACGACGCGATCATTGCGCCAGATAAAGGCGCGGTGGATCGGGCCGGGGCAATCGCTAAGCACTACGGGCTGGACCTGGTTGTGTGCGATAAGGAACGCGATTTCGAGACGGGCCGGATTACCAAGTACAAGGTGCCAGTTCTGTCCACCAAAGGTAAGTACCTGGTGGTCGATGACATCTGCGACGGCGGCGGCACCTTCGCGCTCTTGGCTAGCGAGGCGCTTATCTCTAAGTCCAACTTGGACCTTTGGGTTACGCACGGCATTTTCTCCGGAGCTGCTACCAACCTCCGGAATTACTACGGGCGCATCATGACGACCGACTCTCACCCTGGGCATAACCGGGTGGGTGTGGCTACGTCGATTGTGCCGACTTTTACATACATGCACCAGGCGATGGTTGAGCTTAAGGGGATAGGGTGAGCACGAAGTTTGCGCCGGTCGCGGCGCTATTCGAGACGGACGCATACAAGCTGGGCCACGTCGACCAGTACGCGCTTAGCGGCGACGTGACGCGGGTGTATTCCAACTACACCAACCGTAAGTCGCGGCTGCCGGGCGTCGATAAGGTCGTGCATTTCGGCTTGCAGGCATATATCACTAAGCACCTGATGGAGGCTTTCGAGCCGTTCTTCGCGGCTAAGGAGAATGAGGTTGCCGCGCTTTACGAGGAGCGGGTAGCCCAGATTCTCGGGCCGGATGCGGCCCACTCGATTGGGTCGGACCACATTCGCCAGTTGCACGGCCTTGGGTTCCTGCCACTGCGGTTCAGTGCGGTGCCTGAGGGGACGCTAGTGCCTATCGGGGTGCCGTCGTTCACAGTGGAGAACACTCACGAGTCGTTCTACTGGCTGACCAACTACATCGAGACCGGCCTGAGCGCTGGGGTGTGGCAGGCCAGCACGAGCGCGACTATCGCCAAGCAGTACCGGCGGGTGCTTGAGGCCGCGGCCTTGCGGACCGGTGCGGACCTGGCGGGCGTCGACTGGCAGTGCCATGACTTCTCATACCGGGGCATGTCGTCGCATGAGAGCGCGGCGGCGTCGGGCGCAGCCCACCTGCTGAGCTTCACCGGTACGGACTCGCTGGTGTCGCTGGACTGGATCGACCGTTACTACGGCGGCGATTACGTGGCCGGGTCGGTCCCGGCTACCGAGCACTCGGTTATGTGCACCGGCATCGAGACTGTCGGGGAGCTTGAGACGTTCAAGCGGCTGCTGGACCTGTACCCGTCCGGCATCGTTAGCGTCGTTAGCGACACGTTCGATCTATTTAGAGTGCTCAACACGTACCTGCCGACGTTGCATAAGCAGATCGTGGGCCGGGACGGGAAGCTGGTTATCCGGCCTGACTCCGGCGATCCGGAGAAGATCATTTGCGGCGATCCGGACGCGCCCGCTTTCTCTAACGAGTGGATGGGTGTGCTCGGGCTGCTCTACGAGCACTTCGGCGGCAAGAAAAACGCTGCGGGGTTCATTGAGCTTGATCCGCACGTCGGTGTGATCTACGGCGACTCAATCACGGTTGAGCGTGCGACGAGCATTACCGCGCGCATGGAGAAGCTGGGTTACGCGTCGTCCAACGTCGTGTTTGGCGTGGGTAGCTTCACGTACCAGTACAACACGCGTGACACGTTCGGGTCCGCGATGAAAGCGACGTGGGCTGAGGTCGACGGCAAGGGTTACAACCTGCTCAAGAATCCGGTGACCGACGACGGGACTAAGAAGTCCGCTACGGGCCGGTTGGCTGTGTTGGAGAACATCTGGGGCGATCTGGCGCTCAAGCAGAACGCCACGATTGAGGACGAGAAGTCGAGCTTGCTCCGTCCCGTCTGGGAGAACGGAAAGTTTCTAGGCCGGCAATCGTTTGCGCAGGTCAGAGGCGTTTTAGCGCGTCAGCGGTAGGTGGGGGTGTCCGACGTTTCGGACACTTTCGCATGTTTCCGGAGTACACGTGTTGTACTTGAAACCGAAGCAGAGAGGGGGTCGGAATGACGACCTTATGGGCGATGCGGGGTTATCCCGGCTCTGGTAAATCGACCAGGGCGCGTGAAATCGCTGACGAGACCGGCGCGGTTGTCGTTTGTCGTGACGACTTGCGCATGATGCTGCACGGCACGTATTTCTCGGGCAAGAAAGAGCTTGAGGAGGAGGTTACGGTTGCGGAGCGGGCGCAGGTTAGCGCGTTCCTTAAGGCCGGTATCTCCGTCGTTGTCGACGCCACGCATTTGGAGCCGTCTTACCTGCGTAAGTGGGCGAAGATGGCGAGCATGTACGGCGCAGAGTTCAAGCGCGTCGATATCGAGACTCCCGCTAGCTACTGCATCGTCGCTGACTTTAAGCGCGGCGAGGCCGGGGACCGGACTGTCGGCGCGGAGGTGATTAACCGGATGGCTAAGCGTCACCCGATTAAGAACTGGCCGAATATCCAGGCTCCTCCGACGTTCGACCCTAAGCCGGTCGAATGGATTGAGGGTCTGCGGGAGGCCATCATCGTGGATATCGACGGCACGGTGGCCCACATGACGGGCCGGTCACCCTACGACTACACGCAGGTCCATACCGACGTGGTTGACGAGAACGTGCGCTGGCTGGTCAACGTGATTGACCAGTTTGGCATCACCAACGATGTATCGGTGCTGTTCGTATCGGGCCGGGACGACTCTTGCCGTAACGAGACGGTTCGTTGGTTGTACGACAACGGCATTCCGTTCGATGAGCTGCACATGCGGCCTACCGGCGCTAAGGATGAGCACGGTAACAAGCTGCCGGATTACCTGGTCAAGTACGACCTGTTCGACCAGAACATTCGCGGTAAGTACAACGTGCGGTTTGTGTTGGACGACCGGGACCAGGTTGTGAACTTGTGGCGCTCGCTGGGCCTTAAGTGCCTGCAAGTTCAGCCGGGAGACTTCTAATGGAACCGATTCTAGCCACCGTAGGGGTGCTGTTCCTGGTGGGCTTCGCCGCGTTCTTCGGGCTAATTGCTTGCTTCATTTGGTCGGTTTACAAAGAGCTAAGGGGGCCACTCAGTGGGAAGCGTCGTAATCACCGGTAACGGCGGGGTGGCGATCACTCCGGAGGGTGTGCAGATAAGCCTGCCGGACACCAATGTCGTCTTTAAGTACGACACGGCCACGCACGCGATTACGCTAGAGGGTGCAGAGTTCGCCCGGTTCTCGGATGACATTAAGTCAACCCACCTGATGTTCAGGCAGGACCGGAACGCCAAGCAGGAGATTCTGCTGCTGCATCCCGACTGGCCTGGTTTCAAAGAATAAGACTTGGATGGGTGCGTTAAAGGGTGTTAACCCGATCCCAAGGTGGGATGGTTCCCATGCGCCCCAAGCCTGGCCCAAGACCCGAATCGAAGCGGCGAGGTCTGCGCTGCGCACCCATCTAACTAACTTTCCCCCTCCCCTAACGGGGGAAATGTTTTGGAGCACCTGCTAGTAGCGCCTTTCAAACGGCCACCTATGACCGCTAACGATCAGCGGCGCGCACATTGGGCCGTGGTCCGAAAGGCCAAGCAAGAGGTAGGGGACACGGTTTTCTGGTTGGCCCGGCGGGCGGGCATTAAGGACTTAGGTCCGTCCGTCGTGTCATTCCTCTGGTACACGCCCACTAGGCGGACTACCGATTCCGATTCCCTCGGCCCTTTCGTCAAAGGGGCCTTAGACGGATTAGTGCGGGCTGGTGTTTGGCCCGACGACAACTCTAAGTACGTCAAACAAACGCGCATGGCAGTAACGGACTCGGATACGAAAAATCCACGGATTGAGATAAGGATTTGGGAAGTTGGCGACACCGGAATTGAAATGGCGGGAACTGGCTGAGTGCCAGTACACCGACCCCGAAGCGTTCTTTCCGACCGAGAAAGGGTCGACAGAACCCGCTAAGCGCATCTGCAACACGTCTTGCGCAGTGCGCGAAGAGTGCCTAGACGCGGCCATGCGGGAGGAATACGGGCTGTGCGCAAACATGCGCTTCGGAGTTCGCGGCGGTCTAGGCGCTAAGGGCCGGTACCTGCTCGCTCTTAATCGTGGTGAGCCAGTCAGCCGTAGAGAGTTGGACGAACTAGGAGAGGCAGCGTAGATGTACTCGGTTAACCAGCGCGTCGGCGTTGAAATGCGGTTCGCCGCTAACCGGATGAGTCGCGGAAGTGCGTTCAGCATTCCCGTCACGAACGTTAGCGGTGTGCGCAGCAAGCTTATCCCTGAGTTGGACATTCCCGATCTGCCGGGCGCGGCCTGCAAGGGGTCTGTTACCGACGCTGACGACGACCCGTTCTTTCCTAAGGCGGGAGCTGGCGGGCGGAAGCAGGTCGCAGAGGCTCGCGTCATGTGCAACGGCTGCCCGGCTAAGCGGAAGTGCTTGGACGCGGCGCTCGAATGGGACCGCGCGCACCCTGACTATTTCGACCGCACCCAAGGCGTCTGGGGTGGGACTACGGAAGCGGAGCGCCGAGAAATCCTTAAGGAGGAGAACAATGCTGCTTAGCGCCACGATAAAGCTTAACTGCGGAGTTTTGGAGTACGGGTTTAACCCGGCGCACAACTACCACCTGGTGCAGGTCTCGCAGGGCTGTACCAGGGGTTTCCGCCGAGAGCTGTACCGGTCGGCGGGCGAGGCGATTAGCGGCCTGTCCCCGTACCGTGAGGAGAACACAGAGGTAGCGACTCTGATTCGCTGGCTGTCCCGGTTCCCGCACGATGCGTAGGCGGCGCAAGCCCCGCCGGAACTGGCGGCGGTTCCTATCCGATCTATTCGAGTCATTCCTTGACGGGGTGTTCGACGTATGGGACTAGCGGAACGCTGCCGGGCCGGGCGCAGGTGCGTTAGCCGCACTCCGGACGGCCCGGCCTTGGTCGCGCTACGTCCACTGTGCGACGGCTGCGTTAAGGACATTCAGAAGTGCCTAGATGAACTCCCGACGTATTCCGACTTGCTCGAAACCTATAAGGGCTATGTGCCCGGTTCGGTGGGGCAGTCGAAAGTCAGTTCATCGGCAGAACCTAAGGCACCGTTAAACCTGACGGTCGTTGATCTGATCGGCCAGATTCGCGCGGTGATGCACCGGGCGGACGGCTACCTGGTGCGCGACTTGATCACGCTTACCGGTGGCCTAGAGGTAGCGCTTGATATCCGCGATGTCTATTCCAAGGCTGACGGGATTATCGGGCTGCAAAGGGTGTGGGAGCGGAGGCGCGTCCCATGTCCTGAGTGCGCTTTACCCACTCTCGGGGGATGGGTGGGCGAGGACCGCATTTACTGCACTAACGCGGATTGCGGGACCGTCTTAACGAAAGCGCAGTACGAAGAATATTGCGAAATGAAATCAAAGGAGAAACGTGCCAAACGCTGAAATTACGATTCAGGGCAACCTTACCGCTGATCCGGAATTGCGGTTCCTTGAGTCGGGCGTGGCCGTCGCTCAGTTCTCGGTGGCTTCTACGCCTCGGGTTAAGAAGGGCGACGAGTGGGTGGACGGCGAGACGGTGTTCCTCCGTACCTCCGTGTGGCGCGAGCTGGCTGAGGGTGCGGCTGAGTCCCTGCGTAAGGGCGACTCGGTTGTGGTGATCGGCAAGCTCAAGCAGCGGTCGTTTGAGACCCGCGAGGGTGAGAAGCGGTCCGTGTTTGAAATCGACGGCGAGTTCGTCGGGAAGAACGTGCGTAAGCGCCGGGAGAACGGCGGCGGCGGGTATCAGTCTGCCGCTAACGACGCTCCCGCCTGGTAATCGAAACCGCCGGAGGTAGGGCTAGTAACCCTGGCCCTACCTTTGTGGCCCGTAAGGATACGAAATGTCTCATGAGAAAACTTCCGTTGTGCTGCGAAAGATTGATAAGGCCGCGCGGGTTCGGGGTCTTACTTTCGAGATTCGACGGCCCGGCGGTAATCACACCATTTATGACTTAGACGGTCTGATGGTCACTATCCCTAATGGCACTAAGGTCACGCGGGTTGAGGCCACTTACCGGCAATTGCAGGACAAACTTGGAAAGGGCTGGTGGCGGTAGTGGCTAGGCGAATCTTAGTTACGGGTTCCCGCGACTGGACCGACAGGAACGATGTTTTCCTAAGGCTGTCCATTCAAATGGCCGGGGCCGATTCGGTGGTGATCGTTCACGGCGATTGCCCTACGGGCGCTGATCTGTTCGCGGACGACTTCGGAGTGCGGCATCCGCGCTGCGTGGTGGAACCTCACCCGGCGGATTGGTTCAAGGCTTGCACTGATAAGTGCTTCCACAAGCCGCGCGTTAAGGACGGTAAGCCGTACTGCCCGGTGCAGGGCTTTATCCGGAATCAGAAGATGGTTGACCTTGGCGCAGACGTTTGCCTGGCTTTCCCGCTCGGTAAGTCGCCGGGCACCCGCGATTGTATGCGCCGCGCTAAGAAGGCGGGCATTCACGTAATCAACTGTGGAGACGAATAGATGAACAAGTTCTTTAAGGGCCTTGACCGCCGGAAGGTGCTCAAGCTCATTGACCGGATTTTGTGGGGTGTAGAGGGGCGGTGGGTTAAGTGAGCTTTGACGCTCCGGAGAACGCTAACTACGCGGCGACAATCGTTAAGCTGCCGCAGGGCGTCCTCCTAGACGGCCTGGACAACTTGGTCGGCGTGCCCATGTTCGGGTACCAGGCGCTCACTCAGAAAGAGGGCTACGAGCTGGGCGCGCTGCGGGTGCTGTTCATGGCTGAGACTCAGCTAGACACTGAGTATGCGCGGCAGAGCAACCTGTTCCGTGAGGCCACGCTGAACCGGGACGCGAGCGCGACCGGCTACCTAGAGCCGAATGCCCGCGTTAAGGCGCTGCGGCTGCGTAAGCACCAGTCGGACGCGCTGCTGATGCCGGTGTCGTCGCTGGCCTATACCGGCTACGACGTGTCGACGCTCAAGCCGGGGGACACGTTCGACAAGCTGAACGGTCACACGATCTGCCGGAAGTACGTCCCGAAGGGTAAGAAGCAGGCCACTCAGGGCCAGCCCAAGGTTCGTAAGCAGGTTGATGAGCGGCTGTTCCCGAAGCACCTGGACACGGAACATCTGTTCCGGAACCTGCATTACTTCCGTGACGCTAAGCGCCTGGTGGTGACGCAGAAGTTGCACGGCACGAGCTGGCGCGGCGGCAATGTCCCGGTCAACCGGACTAAGGGTCGGTTTGAGCGGTTCCTGAACCGGCTGGGTGTTGTCACTCCTGACACGGAGTACAAGCACGTCTACGGCTCTCGGAACGTGGTTAAGGGCCGGTCGGAGAACAACCACTACTACAAGACCGATTTGTGGTCGAAGTTCGGCGCGAAGCTTGACGGCAAGATTCCGGAGAACTTCATCATTTACGGCGAGCTGGTCGGGTGGGTTAGCGAGGATGAGCCGATCCAGAGGGGTTACACCTACGACCTGCCGCCGGGTGAGTGCGAGCTTTACGTGTACCGGGTAGCGACGGTGAACCCTAAGGGTGTTATCGCTGACCTGTCATGGGAAGGCGTTAAGGACTTCTGCCGGACGTTGGAACTTAAGACGGTGCCAGAGTTCGGGTACGACACTGAGCATCTTCCGAATCAGGAGTCGGAGGAGTTGTTCATTGAGGATTACCAGGAAACCTATCTAGATCGGCGCTACGCGGACGATTACCCGACCGGTGGGTATCTGCCGCTGAGTGACCGTAAGACGGTTGACGAGGGTGTCTGCGTCCGTATCGAGGGCCAGATTCCCCACGTCTTTAAGGCTAAGTCTCCGAAGTTCCTTGAGCACGAGACTAAGCAGTTGGATAAGGGAGAGGTTGACCTTGAGTCGGTGGCTTAAGGCCATTGTCGCGGGTGCCGCAGTGTTGGCAGCTTTCGGGCTGTCAGCCTGCGGCGCTTCCGTGCCTGCCAATACATACAAGCAGAAATTGCCAGACGGTCGCACCGTTCAGTGCGTCACGAGTGGTCCCGCTATTAGCTGCGATTGGAGCAATGCTAAGTGATGAACGATACGGTCATTAAGGATCGTTTCAAGGATGCTTTCAAGGCAGCCAAGCTGCGTGAGGTTGAGGCTAAGGCCGACCTTGCGGAGTTGCAGACCGGCCAGGCGCAGCGCGCGGAGCGTCATTTCAAGGCGACTGACGACATGGTTCACCAGCACTATTTCATCGGTGGCGTGGACTCTAAGAACGTCGCTGAGTGCGCGCAGCACCTTGAGTTCTGGCACCGGCTGGACCCGACGTGCGACATGAACATTGAGATTCACTCCGGCGGCGGGGCTGCGCTGGCGGGCCTGAGTCTGTTCGACAACCTGACGCGCTACAGCTTGCGTGGGGGCGGTCAGCACAAGGTGACCATGACTGTCCGTGGCCTGGCCGCGAGCATGGCGACGGTGCTGGTTCAGGCTGCCGACGAGCGCGTTATCGGGCCTGAGTCGTTCTTTATGGTTCACGAGCTGTCCGGTAACACGGCGGGCAAGATCGGTGAGCTTGAGGACACGATGGCGTTCTACCGGAAGCTCAATACGCGTATCGGTGAGATTTACGTGGAGCGGTCTGGCGGTAAGTGTTCTGCGGATAAGTTCGCGGCGCTGTGGACGCGTCAGGACGTGTGGCTTAACGCTCAGGAGGCTTTCGATCTGGGCTTTGTGGATCGTATCGAGGGGGTGGTTTAAGTGGAGTACGGCATGAGCGCGGCTGACGCTGCATACCGGGACGCCGCTAAGGCTCCCACGTTGACGCTGAATGGCCGTAAGGGCGGGCACGCGGTGCAGCCGCACGAGGTTGCTTTCCAGCCTCAGGTTGGCGCTAACCCGTTCGCTAATCCCAATGCTGACGTTCCGTCGCGGGTTAAGGCGATTAAGGCGGCGCGCGATTCTGTCGCCGCCTATGGCGAGCGCCTTGGGCTTAAGGACGCCAAGTACGCGGTGGAGGCCACGTTCCAGTCGGTCGCTGATCAGGGCTTCGTGATCAAGCGGTCGACTGCGGGCGACGAAATCGAGCTGACCGACGCTGAGAAGAAAGCGGCGCGTAAGGCCATCGGTCAGATTCACGCCAACATGGACGTGAAGCTGCAAGCTGTGTTGGACGCCATTAACCACGTGCGGTCTAACGATCCGGTGGGGACGCTGCGTAAGAACAGCAAGGGTGTGTACGCGTTCGCTTTCGAGCCGGGCAAGTGGCTGCTTATCGACGTGGATAAGCCTGCTTACAAGTCGGTGGAGACGCCTGCCGATAGCGCGGCTATCCAGAACTCTTGGGAGCTGGTGGTTTCCGGCTAGTGGTCAATTACCTGTCGGGGTTGTTCGTGGGCGCGGTCGTTGGGGCCGCGCTCACGGCCTACCTCTTTGCGAGCGGCAAGTTGTCGGTTACCGGCGAGGAGGACTAATGGCTTACAAGGTGGTTAAGATCACCGGCCCGAACTCCGCGATTGTGGAGCACGAGCCGGGCGAGGTTTTCGAGTACGCGAACATCGGCGGCACCGTTGTGTCGTACGTGCGGGTGGAACATGCGTTCGGCTGGAACGGCAAGTACCTTGCAGAGTTCGCCACTATCGACCAGCTCCGCACGTGGTGGAATTACGACCGGCTGCCTAAGGCGTCGTGAGTAAGTGGCCGTGGCCTGCGGACACTAAGGACGACCGGTACCGCAGGATCATTGACCACTACCGGTCAGCCCTAGCGGAGATTGACCTAGAGGCTTGCCTGGTTGTCGATAAGAAAATGGCAGAGTACGGGCAACCGTGGGTGTCTGATAACTCAATTATCGACGTGAACGAAATGCTGAGCGCTAAGCAACTATCTGAGCGGTTCGGCATTTCGGAGTGGGACGTGCGGAACTGGGCTAAGCGTCATCCCGACAAGATCAGGCGGCATAAGGCGGCTAACGGTCGGACGTTATTCCGTGTCGGGGACGTGCTCACTTTCCATGCGACCCGCTAGGGAACTCTTGGTCATGATTTAATTAAAGAGGGGAAAGTTGTACCCAAATGTGGGCTGATATTCCTATTCCAGAACTTAAGGGGTACCAGGCCAGCGACCAAGGCAAGATTCGTGGCCCTCGCAAGGAATTGTCCGAGTGGCCCGACGAGCGGGGCTGTATGCGCGTTAAAGCGGCTGGGAGGCCGTGGGCGGTACATCTGCTCATGTTGCTGACGTTCGTTGGCCCTAGGGCTGATGGGGCGGCTCCAAAGTGGCTCAACGGCGATCCCACTGACAACCGGCTTGTCAATCTCAAGTGGCAGATGCCGGATGATCCTGAGGTTCAGACGCGGGTCAATCGTTGCCGCAATGGTCACGTGTACTCACGAGAAAACACAAAGGTATGGGGTTCGGGTCACCGGGTTTGCCTAGATTGCGATAAGGGCGTCCCTAAGGTGATTCAGCTTCCGGAAGTGATTTAGCGCGCCCGTCCAACGAGGAAACTGGACGGTTCTGGCTGCGCTGAGGCGGGTGTCCTGGCGAGGGGTCGGGGCACCCGCCTTTCTCTTAAGGGGGTGCGGTGAAGCCATCTGACTATGCGTGGTTGGCATTGCTTAGCGCGATTGTCGGATACGAGATTGCGGCACCACCCGGCGAGCTACTTAGTGAAGGCTGGGACCGCTACTTGCAGAGGTTTCCAATTGGCGCGCGTGTGCTGCCGTTGGTGTTGACCTTGCATGTGATTAATGCGCTGCCTGAACGCTATGACCCGGTTCACCGGTTGTCTGTGCTGTTCGCGGCGCTTGGGGGAAAGAATTGACCACTAGGGACGCTATTAACCCGTCGCACTACAAAGACGGGTGGTCGGATAACGCTGAGCTGATCAGCATTACTGAAAACTTGACCAGCTCGGGTGGGCAGGCTGTGCAGTACATTGCACGCGCTACTCGACTGGATACGAGCAAAAACAAGGGTAAGAACACACTTGAGTGGATTCAAGACCTAGAGAAGGCTAAGTGGTTCCTTGACCGGGAGATTAAGCGTCTCCGGAGCAAGACTGCGCAGCCGGTTAAGCCGATTCTCATTAACGAGTATGCGGTGCCGTTTCCTAGCGCGGTCGACCACATGAAGGCGCTGCGCAACGAGTGGCACCCTAGGGCGTTCGCGTGAGCGCCCGCGTCCTAATCCTCGACATTGAGACGCAGCGGGCCGTCGTTGAGACGTTCGGCCTGTTCAAGCAGTTCATTGGGATTGATCAGGTCCAGGTGCCGACGCGTGTCCTGTGCTGGGCTGCTAAGTGGCGCGGCGAGGATCGCGTGATGTTCAAGGCCGCGTGGGACGACCGCGACGAGGCTGCTTACCGAAGCATGATGCAGGTGATGTGGGATGCGCTGGATAGCGCCGACATCGTTGTGACGTGGAACGGTGATCGGTTCGACCTGCAATGGCTTGAGGCTGAGTTCCTACGCCTAGGTATGGGCCGTCCGCTGCCGTACAAGTCGGTTGACTTGATTAAGACGGTGCGCCGCTGGTTTAAGGGCGGGCTGATGAGCATGAAGCTCGATTGGTCGTCTCGCATGATCCTTAAGGATCGCAAGGTTCATCACGGAGGGAGTGACCTCTGGTGGGATATTAGGCACGGTACGCGGGCTGAGAAGCGCGCTGCGCAGAAGATTATGCGTGAGTACAACGAACATGACGTAGAGCTAACGGCCCGTCTGTTTGAAACTCACTTGCCTTATCGGACTGATCTGAACTTGGCGCTGTATGAGGACACGGTTGATGACGGTGTTGAGCGTTGCGTTAAGTGCAATAGCGAGAATTTGAAGAAGGATGGCGTGAAGGCTTACGTCACTTCGGCGGGTGTTTATCAGATGTTCCGCTGTAAGGACTGTGGGGCGACTTCGCGCGGTAAGCGTATTCGCGGCACGACCGAATTGAGGCCGGTGTGACGGATACATCTGAGTTCATGCCGGGCGGCGATCACGCGGGCTGTCGTGTCATGTCCCTAACCCCTGGTGGGCCGTGGGTCTGTATCGGTATGCACTGTGCATTTTGCGGTAAGCCCTGCGGAGCGCAGGGCCATATGGATTGTTGGGAGAAATCGAAACATGAAGCCAGTGGCGCAGCCGAACCAGTTGCACCAGATGATCGTTAGTTCACTGCTCGACAATAAGCAGGTGTATGTCCCTGCCCCTAAGGGTGTGGATGGTCCTGGTCATTGGCGGGGCGCGTTGGCGAACAACGTGTCGGAGCTGAACATGGATCGCGCGGCTAAGCGGTGGCTTAAGTGAGCGACACCGTTTACATGCTGTACGACCCCGACGCCAAAGGTAAGGGTCGTTTCAGCCTAGGTGGGGGTTCGTCCACGCCTAGCGCGCCTCGTGTGTACGACACGCCAGAGGAGGCGGTGCGGATGCGTAAGCGCTATTTCCCGCGCGCTCTCGTCCTACCGGTGAGGCTTCGCGGCGGTGAGTAAAGAAGCAGCGTCCCGGCGGCAGGAATTGCGCCGGTCCAACGCGGCGGTCCCACACCGGAACCGTTACCGGGAGCGTAAGGCTGGTCTGATCACTCCTGGCGGTAATCCGCTGTGTGAAGAGTGCGGGGACTGGTACACAGGACGCCACGATTGCGGGGTGGACGATGCCGGGGAACCTTCGTAAAAAGGGTGGGACTGGCAAGACTGAGCGTGATTACCTTAGGGCGCGTAACCGCGTACTGAGGCAGTCTCAGATTTGCGCACTCCCAAGTTGCCGAAAGGCAATTGACCTCACCCTTAAGCCGATCTGCCAGTTCGTGGATACGAGCAAGTACACGGTAGAGACGGCGCACTTGATTCCTTTGGACTGTGGCCCTGAATGTCGGGAGCTTAAGCACTTCCGTAAGAGCAATCCGTGGGGCAAGTCCGCTAACCACAAAATCTCGGTGGCCTCGTTGCCGCCTGATTCACCACTGTTGGCGTCCGCTAAGAATCTTGAGCCTATGCACTTGAAGTGTAATCAGGAGCTTGGAGACGGCAAAAACGCTAAGCCTCGGAATAAGACTTCGAGAGATTGGTTCGCATAGTGTCGGATAATTCTTCGCCCGACGACCAGGGCAATATCATGGTCGGGGAGCTGCGCATCGTTCAGTACATTGACGGTGACGGCACCCTTAATACCGTGGATTTGTCTCAGGGGCCGGGTGGCGCTGAGCTTGAGGACGAGGCGTATTCGCAGTTGCTCGATTGGGGCCACGCGTTCACGTTGGCTCCGAAGGTGGCGGCGATTCTCGCTAATGAGTGAGGTTTACACGTCGGAGGTTTTCGCGCGCTGTTTGGAGTGCGACGATTCGATCCGGCAGGGCGATGAGATTACTGAGTATGCGGGGGAGCTGTTTCATGCCGAGTGCGTCTAAGGTCAAGCGGCCTTGCGTGGAGTGCGGCAAGTCAGTTCCTACAGATCGTTTCCATAAGATTTATGGGCGCGGTTGGAGCAAGCTATTTCATGTGGAGTGCGCCCCAGATCAAATAGAAGCCACCGGGACGCGTCATGTCGAATAGCTGGACGGACCATATGCGGTCGCTGCTAGGACAGCAGGTTGTGGTTGTGCTCAATCGTGAGCCGCTAGCTGCGGTTGTCGGTGAGCTGTTGTCGTTTGACGAGGGCGGCGAGGTCGTCATTCGTGACGATGGCGGCTTTGTGCGTTGGTGCTGGCCTGCATTGGAGGCAGAGCGTCGTGGAGTTCAAAGCTAAGTGCTGTACGCCAGGACATGACTGGTGTGATCCGTGCTGCGTGTGTGGTGAGCCGGAGGGCATTAATGAGCGGCCTGATCTTGCGCCGCCGTCGAATCCGGTTCCGTCGCGTATCAAGCGGAAGATCAATAATCCTTGGCCGACCGAGAATCGTTGGAAAAAGTAGCAGTAAGGCCACCTTAGCTCAGTTGGTAGAGCGGTTCCTTCGTAACGAACAGGTCAGCGGTTCGATTCCGCTAGGTGGCTCGTGAGTATATAACTAAATAGAGGAGATATTATGGCTTTGATTTCTGATCCGGTTGAGGTTGACCCGATTCAGGTTGGCCGGGATGCGCTCGGTTGGGTGCAGGAACTTCGGGACCGTAAGGCGTGGCCTAAGGCTGAGATTCCGGAGCAGGCTAAGAAGCCCGCTAAGGTCGGGAATAGCTAGTTAGTCCCCTTCGGGGGTTTCTGCTTGTAGCTCAGCTTGGTAGAGCGCCCGCTTTGGGAGCGGGAAGTCGCAGGTTCAAATCCTGCTTGGCAGACGTTAGGGATTACCCCGCCTCACGGCGTGTGGCCCCTCGGTTAGTCCACCGACTGAACGGCTTGGTCTAGTAGGTGTGAGCCTGCCAGCGTTGCAGATCGTATAACTGTCGGCCCGGTGCAGGGGGCACTGATCGTAAGCAAATATGCGCCGCTCTTGGTCCAGGGTGTTAGGCAAAAGGCCGTATAGCTCGGTAGCTCAATTGGTAGAGCAGCGGTCTCCAAAGCCGCCGGTTCGGGGTTCGAGTCCCTGTCGGGTTGCCAATGCAGTACAGGCCATGTACTATATGTGTCATGAGATACGCAGAGGTCGAGTACCGCATAGCTGACCTTTACCGGCTGCATCGCTACGATGCGTTCGCCAATCCCGATAAGGTTGGCCTTGGCAGGTGTGGTTGCGGTGAGGATATGTACTACTCGGGGCATGATCTGCATTTCGGTCGTGCGGTGGCGGCTGCGCTCAAGCTGGGCGACGAATGCCGGGCTTGTAAGGCTGAGATTTACTACCACGACGACGTTAGGCAGTGGTTCCATCGCGCCGATGTTGGCGACCGGCCTACGTGCCGGTTTGGGGATGGCCCAGTGACGGAGCTGGTCGAATGACCGACAAGCCGCACGCCTTCATCCCAAAGGGCACGCTTCCCGCTCCCGCGTCATGCAACGTCTGCGGACGGTCAGCGTTCCACAGCATTCACGACGCAACGCCTGTCGAGAGGCTTCAACGTATCGAGCGGATCGCGTCGGCGGCGTCCTGGCAGGAACGTGCATCGAATCCGACTGACTTCGCCCGATTCTGTAACGAGATTCTGTGTGCGGTCGATATAGACAGCTTGGACGGCTTAACGTAGCCACAGATTTACCGGCCCTCTAGCCCAATTGGCAGAGGCAATAGGCTTAGACCCTATCCAGTGCGAGTTCGAGTCTCGCGGGGGCCACGCGAGGTAGCTTAAGGAGCAAAGCCCCCGACTGTGACTCGGGTGATTCGGGTGCAAGTCCCGGCCTGTCGCCAATGACCGCTAGCACAATTAGGCAGTTGCGCCGGAATCTGACTCCGGAGGTTCCAGGTTCGATTCCTGGGTGGTCAGCGTGAATAGGGGGAATGATGTTCAGTAAGAATGCGTGCAATCAGTCGTTCGGCTGGATTTAGAGGACACGAGGAGCGGGCATCACGATTGGGGTTGGTGTTGGTTGCGGTGATGCACGTCGTTAGCAGGTTGGGCGCTGTCCTCGATATAGCCCACTGTGCTAGTAACCCATGTTGGCTGGGTGCCACTCTTCCAAAGTGGATTTCGCGGGTTCGATTCCTGTCTAGCACACACCCACCCTGTTCTCTCGTTAGGCAGGGTCTTTTGCCTCGTTAGCTCAGTTGGTAGAGCTGCCGACTCTTAATCGGTAGGTCACAGGTTCAAGTCCTGTACGGGGTACCACGGAGAGTAAAGCAGCGGGGAGTCCCGCGACCAGCCTTGAAAGCTGGGAAGCCGTAATGGAGCTTGGGGATCAAGACCTCTGCTCTCCACTTTGAGAAACGTACTCATGCTGACTTACTTGGGGGTGGTCTGTGTCTAAGGTGCTTAGCCTTTACGGCACACGGTCATCTAAGTATTGGTCGGAAGCTCCGGCGAAGATGGACGCGCTGAATCTGCGTGCGATCTTCCCGTCGAGCAATCCGTTCGGTTTCCCTGATCTTGAGCGTTGCGATTGGGTGCCTGATTACCTGGGGGCGTGGCATCTGCCGCGTCAGCGGGAGCGCGCAGCTCGGGAGAACGGCGCAATTCACTTCTTTTTGGACGACTACCGTTTTGAGACGGCGTTTACGAGCCCTGAGAGGACGCTGGGGCGAGTTACGGCGGTCGGTGGTGCCCTGACACCCGATTTCAGTTTGTGGCGCGATATGCCGCGTGCAGCGCAGCTTTGGAACGTGTACCGGTCCCGCTGGTGTGGCGCGTACTGGCAGAGCCAGGGCGTGAACGTCGTTCCTACGGTCTGCTGGGCACGCCCTGACACGTTCGACTTCTGCTTTGAGGGTCTGCCTCGGGGTGGGCCTGTGGCGGTGTCTGCGGTGGGTGTGCGGGCGAAGCCCGAGGATCAAGCGCTGTTCCGTGAGGGCCTGGCCGCGATGGTCGAGCGCCTTGAGCCGGCGATTTTGCTTAGCTACGGGCGGCTGGTGCATGTGGAGGGCTTAGACCTGCCACCTGTGCGGGAGTTTCCGACGTTCTGGGATGAGCGCCGTAAGGCTGTTAACGCTTAGGGGGTGCTCATGGGCGGTCGTGGTGGTGGCGGTGGTGGCCCGGTTAGTTCCCGGTCGTCCACGGTGACGCTGTATCACAGGACTTCTGCGAGTGCGGCGCGTGACATTGTGGATCGTGGGTTTCAGCCGCAGTTCCGGCCTGGCATGGATAAGTCTTACCGTGATGAGAACTCGCAGTATGGGTTCTTTAGTAAGACGGTTAATGGCCAGGAGGGTTACGGCCAGAATGTTGTGGCCGTGGAGGTTCCGAAGTCTGCTGTTGAGCGTGATCCGTGGTCGGGTCATGTTCGGGTGCGGGTTGAGGAGCTTAGAAACGCAAACTTCCGGCACTATGAAGGTAAGCGCCGGAAGAAGCTATCTTAAGTTGTGCCGTTGTGTCCGAGTGGTTAGGTGCCAGGCTGCAAACCTGGTTAGTCGCGTTCGATTCGCGGGGACGGCTCTTTTAGGCGACTGGCATTCCGAAGCGGAGCGCCGCTCTAGCCATACGCCGGTAACGGTCCTTAGCCTTTGGGCCAAGGTCGTTCCAGGTGGTGTGGCCGGGGATGGGTTCGCCCTTGTCGCCGGTTGGCAGGCTGGCTAGGAATACCGCTTTGGCGGCTGCGTCCTGGTCCATCAGTTGCCGTCATCCCAGTTGTTGGGCTTGATCACGCCTTTACGCATGAGCCAGCCCTTGAGCTTGAAGTAGACGCCTACGGGCCACAGGAGACGGCCCAGACCGGCCCAGCCGGGTTCGATGTCGTCGTGGTTGCTGCTCATTCTTCCTCCATCCATACATGGGCGTCAGGCATGATGCCCAACAGGTTGTTGACCAGACGGTCAGCCTTCTCGTGGTCTATGTCGCTAAGCACGATCCGGTCGTCGTCTATGGCGTCCTTCATCCAGACAGTCCACATACATTCCTCCGTAGCTCAATTGGCAGAGCGCGCGACTGTTAATCGCGTGGTTGGTGGTTCGAGTCCACCCGTTGGAGCTTATTAACGCTTAATCGTCACGGTGGCGGTAAGGCCGTGCTTCTCGATTTGGTGCTGTACCGCTTCGGCGGCTAGTTCACGTATGAACGTTTTAGCGGTGAGCGGTCCGACGAGGCTAAATTCCTCTATCCACTTGTCCAGGTCTGTTGTGCAGACGAGGGTGATGAGGAATTGACCTTTAGGTCGTTGCATGGGTGCCCCCACAAGGGATCGAACCTTGGACCCGATGATTAAAAGTCACCTGCTCTGCCAACTGAGCTATAGGGGCGCGGGTGGCAGTATAGCAGGCCACCCTAGGACATCCTTACGTCGGAACGGCGCTTAACTATCTTGGCGATAGCCAGCTCTGCGTCCTCGTCGGGCGCGTCGATGCACTCGATGCCGTGGGCGGCTGCCTCGGCTCCGGACGAGAACAGTGGAACCGGGGTGCTGTAGTCGTATGTGGCGTCCAGCTCCTCCGGTGACATGGACCCGAACGCGGATGCCAGGCGCAACGCCAGCAGGTTGTCCGGTCCGTGGGTGCCTACCCACCCGGCGCAGAGACGCGCTTGTGGGTCGTCACGTTCGTTCTGGTGGCACTGGAACAGGCCGGTTGGCTGGTATGGCATGTCAGCGTCGTACTGTGGGAGCTTGACGTATTCCTGCTCAGCCCAGATGCCGCTAGGCACGTCGCGGCGGTATGGGCATGAGGCGCAGGGGTTCGGAGCTGGCCGGTTGATATCGCTCACTGTCCTAGCTCCTGGCTCAGTTCTTCAAGTTCGATCAGGTCGAGCGCTTCTCGGAAGGCGCTTGATCGTGAGGCTGCCGCAAACCCGTCTAAGGCTGTCGTGCCTGGGTTGTAGATTATGGCGTCAGCCTCTTCGCGCAGCTTCTTTATTCCGGCTTTAACATTTTCAAGGTTGCCCATACAGGTATGGTACTAGCCATGTACTTACGGGTCAACACCCAATATAGCGAGAATTTCACCAGGGGTAACCCGCTCATTCTCTGCCTTAGCGTCGAGCGCTAACGCCTTAAGCTTCTCTAGCTTGTTCTCCGCGATCTCGCGCAGTGCATGAGGGGTGCGGTCCTTAGCCTTAGCGACGTAGAACACCCACTCTTGGTTAGTGTCCTTCTCGCGCAGCCGGGATTCCAGGTAATTGACATCTGTCGGGTACTGGGCGTGCCAAACCTTAGCGATGGCCACGAACTGGTCAGCCAGCCATTGGGGGAGACCCAAGCTGAACGCGTTGGGGTCCAGCTCGTTAACGAATGCCTCGGTCTCAGCGGTTAGGTGCGCCTTGACCTTGGCGTACTTCTCAGCCTTCTTGGCGCTCTTGTGGCGGTCCTCCGGCGGAATGCTGAGGACTAGCTGGTTCTCGGAGCGCCAGCCTTTCGTGTTGCCGTCGTCCTTAATGACGGCGTGCGGCCAGGTAAGGCCGATGACGTTTATGAGCGTCCCGGTAATGTCGATAGGCAGGGGCAGCTCAATGCGAATGTCAACGTTGTCGTCGCTCACTTCCATGCCCTCCTTTCGCCGGGGCCGACGAACAGGAACGGCCCTAGCGTGATTACGAACAGCTTCTCGTCTGACTTGGTGTTAGACGATTGCGACATGGCCGTAAAGAACTGACCTAACGTCGCTTTAATGAGGCGCGGACGCCAGCGGCTAATCATCTTCATTCCACCTTTCACCGGCATAAGTCGGGTCGAACCAGTCTGGCGGCTGGTCGGTGTCGGGGTACCGGGCACGGATAGCGTCGATCTGTGGTTGCACGCGTTCGACGTACAGCCGGTAGTGGCGCTCACATCGCGGGTATGACTCGCCGGAGCCGGACAGGGACGCGTAGAGGCTCACTACGCCCTCGCAGTCTCCCAGCTCGTCAACGTGGCCGTGATCCACACAGGCAACCATTACGACACCTTCCGTCACAGTGACATTTCTACTTCGTGAGACCGAGCTGACGCAGCACGGCGGGTACGAACTTACCGGCCTGCGAATTGTCGGAAATGCAGGGAATGTAAATCGAGTACGGAGGAAAGTCCTCCATGTCGGACGCGTTGTTAATGCACGAACCGTACCCGCCGCCTGGGTTGATGCCGCAAGCATCGCGCACGTCGGCATCGTGTGCGTGCATAGCGTTGAACAGATGGGCGCGCAGGAATGAGTTGTGCGTCAGTGCGTACATGAACATGGACACGTCGAACGGCTCACCGGCTTTCTTAAGCCGCACTGCGGTGCGGGCACGGTATTCACTACCCCAACCACGCACGTACATGTCGACCCAGATTTCGGCCTGCATACCGGCGGTCTCGATGGCTTCCACCAGAGCAAACATGGCTTCGCCGTTTTCCTTAATCGCCTTAGCTGTAATCGTCCAGTTGTAGGTGATGTTAAGGATGAGCGCGACAATCTTATTCTGGCCGGGTTCCTCGGTGGGCGTGAAGTCCACCATGCACTCCGGCTCACCTTCCATGTAACGCCCCATGTCGACGTAAGCACCGGCTGTGTCGTGGTAGTCGTTGAACGCGGGCCGGTACAAATCGCCTGCCAGTAGGGCTACCTTGTGCTCTGCGAGGTTGATCGCCTCGACACCGGCCTTGGGCAAACCCTTCTGTGCGAGCTGGTCTGCTTCCTGCATGTTCTTAGCGCCGTAGAACGACGGGTCGTCCATGTCTTTAGAGCGGTGGTCCTTACCCTCGCGGTTGTGGGTAAGCAGGTCGTCAAAAGAATCGAACGTGATAACGCTCCGCTTGACGTTGCGTTCCTTGTCGTCGTACCGCTGCATACGCATGGTTAAGCCACCTTTGAATTTAGGAACTTTAGGAAGGTTTAGCGAATAAAGCTAAAAAGTTTTTGGAATGGGAGACGAGCGGGGGATTACTCCCCCGCCCGCTCCACCATTTCGACCACCTTGCCGGGGACGGCCAGGGTGTTGCCGTCCTCGTCTGCGCCACCGGTCACCACAACCACTCCGCGCAGGTGGTCTTTGCCGGTCATGACAGGGTTCACACTCCACCACAGAGTTGTCGCCTGCCAGTTCACCGGCTGATTCAAGATTCTACCTTCACCGTTGATGAAGAAGGTGACATCAGCGGCCTCCACGTCGGGGCCAGTCCACCCGTACGCTGCCTCAATGTCCCCGTCCACGGCGTGCCGCATGGCTGTCAGCTCGTGGGTGTTGGTCACTTCCATGATCCAGCGTGCCCCCGAAGGGTGAAGGACCAGGGCGCGGTGGGTGTCGTTGCTCATGTCACTCACTGTACACGGCCAGTACGCAGCGTGTCAACACCGATCTTCAACAGAAAGTCGCGGGTTCTTACCTGCGGCGATGTTCTGCAAGGTTCCACGCGTGAACTTAGTTGCTACTTCTAGCTCGTTGTACGAATAGCCGGTTTCTTTAGCTTCGCGTATCGCGTCATAGAGAGCCACGGTCTCAGCAATAATTGCCTCGGTGCGAGCGGCGATGGCAATAAGTGTGGCGTCAGAAACCATGCTCGGAGAGTACACGCTCTCCATCGTTAACCTCCCTTAGACGCGCGTCGATTGCGTCGATGCGGCGTTGATTGTGCTCTATCTCGCGCACTAGTCGAATGCGCTCTTGTGTCAAGCGGTGACGTTCCTGCCGGAGCATGAGAGCGGCGGTGCTGTCGGGTATGTCTGGGAGGAAGCTAGGCACCCTTACCATTCCTTAGCTTTAAATGCGTGTGGGCGGACCCGGTTATGTGATAACCAGACCCGCCCACCAAGTTACACCGGTAGACGCTAGTCCACGGCCTCTGCGAGCGCCTTAGCTAGGTGCTCAAAGTAGGGGAGTACCGGCTGGTTGCAGGCGTCGAGCCTGACCAGCGTGTTCTTGATCTGTAGCTGCTCGGACGCGGACACGCCCTTGGCTACCTCGACCACGACGGATACCGGGATGAAGTGGGTTTCCCACTGGTGACCTGGGGTTTCGATGGTGAACGTGTGGTTTAGGTCTACGTCCTTCTCGTCTAGGAACGTGTCAAACCATTTCGTGAATGCGCTCATGTTTACGTGTCCTTAGAACAGTCGGAGAGTTTCGATCTGCACGTCAGTGGTGCCGAAGTCGTCCAGCTCGTGCATACGTGACGTGAACTCACCGTCCTTACGCTTCTCGGCCCACTCAATGCGACCCTCGCGGTTAAACCGCACTTCCAGCTCGAACATGCCGCCGTATCTGCCGGGCTTCTCGTAGACAACGACGTTGCCGTTGTCAAAGATCAGTTCCCAGTCCTTAGCGGTGGCACGCTCACGTACCAAGTCGCCTACGCCGTAGACGTGTGTGGTTTGTGTGGGCATGTCATTCCTCCGGCAGTTTCACGCCGAACATCGGCGGGTGTGTTGGGTGGTATCCGACGACGGGTGTTCCGCCGACCATGAGGGACACCATGACGACGTTCCAGATCGCTTGGGCCTGCTTCTGCCACGCCAACATGTCAGCTCGCCATCGCTAGCGCGTCGTCTGCCTCGGCCTCGTCCATCGCGGCCTGGACCGCGCCCTTGAGGCCGAACTTGCCCTTGTTGGACGTGTCCTCGCGGGGGAGCTGCGGGTGGCGCTCGGTCGGGAAGTCGTAGGTCACGGTCCCGTCCTCGTGTTCGTACATGACGGTGAATCCGGTGGGGCTGACCCACTTCACTTGGCTGTTGCTCATGGACCTCACAATACATGCCCTGTACTTCATGTCAACTGTTCTTACTAAGGGGGTTAAGCATGGGTGGTCGTGGAGGCGGCGGAACCGGTGGCGGTAAAGGTGGCGGTAAGGGTAGTGACAGTGACGTAACGGTGGATAAGCGGCCTGCTGTGGACGCTGCTGCTGAGAAGCACAGTGACCCGAATGCTGCGGCTGAGTCATTGGGACTTACGGGTGCCGATAAGGACCATTTCGTAAACGGCGCTAATTCGACTGAGCGGAAGCTTGACGATGCGGGTAGCCCTGAGGCTGCGGCGGCGAAGTTTAAGGCGGCTGTGATCGCGTATGAGCGTAAGTATGGGCGTGGTGCGGCTCAGGTGTACTCACGTGGTGGGTACTGGTCGCTGGTGAGGTTTATCAAGACGGTTATGGCGGTGTCGTCCACGGTGACGCAGGCGGGTAGCGCTCCGGCGTTGGCGGCTGTGAATGCGGCGATGCTTACTGCGTACTGGGTGGATCGAGCGAAGCGCTAGATTTTCCAATTTTCTCAATTTCGCAATTTTCCAATTTTGCAATTATGCCAATTCTCCTCCCCGGCCCCGGCTGGGCGTTTGTCCTGGTCGGGGGGGCGGGTGTGGTGGGGAACCGAGCAGCACCCACGGATCGGGCGGCTAACCTAAGGTCAGCCCAGGTCGCGGGGCTAAGCCGGTGGGGAACCGAGCAGCAGCCTCGAACTAACGTGCGATTTGCTAAGGTCGCGGTCGAACACCCGTTCGAGTCATTTGCTTAGGCAAACGAACCTTTTTTCGACCAAACCCTTAGGCTTGCGAACTAGTTAGCGGGAGCCGCTAACACGCACCGGCTAACGCTGGTCACCGGGCCACGCGGCTAAGTGCCCTTAGGTTGCTTAGCGCTAGCGGCCAGGGGACCGGGTAAGCCACGCGGGAGCGCGGCCAGCACGACGGGACCACAGGGGACCGGGAGCGCGGCCAGGGCACGCGGGTAGCGCCAACCACACGACGGGACCGGTTACCTAACGCCAGGGAGCGCGGCAGAATGGCCGCTAGATTCAACGCTGGCGGACTTTTAGGACCGGTTAGGGTAAGGGTGCCCAAGAACGCGCTAGGGACGCTTAGGGAGCGCGCCAGCCAGGGCACGAAAAAACGCCAGGGCACTTGCTCCCCTGGCGCTTAGTGGACCGGTTACGGGCTAGCTGATACCTAGGTCTCGGAGTACCTGAGCGACGGTCTCGCTAGCGTTATCGCCGTAACGCACGGCGGGCAAGTAAACCGCTCCCTCACCGTAGGTCTCAGGGACCATTACCGATTCTTTAACCACGTACCCGTAGCCGCTACCGACGTTGTACTTACGTTGTTCCGACGACGGGAGCGCGTGCATAGCGTTGAACTTAAGAACGCGCAACATGGACGGGTCTGTGAACGCGTACATAACCGCGCCCATGTCTAACGGCTGGCTGGCAGCCTTGATCTTGACGCTAATCCGGTAATACTCGTCAATCGTGTCGAACCCGTTACGCGCTTGGTTGGTTGAATCGGTCCAAAGTTCGGTTGACCGGCCCGACGTTTCAACTGCCTTGATCAGTGCCACGATCAACCGGCCCCGCTCCCGCAAGTCCTCCGCGCTAATGCCACCCGACGCGTTGATATTGCTAACGATGGTCACGACGGGACGGGTAACGGGTACCTCATCGAACGTGGTTTGAATCATGCACTCAGGTTCACCGGTAACAAACCGGCCCATGTCGACGTAAGCACCGGCTACGTCGTAGGTGCTTTCCATGTCGTACGTGTTGACCTGTCGCATAGCGCTATCGGTAAGGGACCGTGACGTGTCCAGAACCTTAACGCCATCCTCCGGCAGACCGGCTAGCGCTTTGTCGCACGCTTCATTAATGCTGGCTACGCCGGAGAACTCACGGTTAGCGCGTGCGCTGCGCTTGCCCATGTTGTAGTGCTTGTGTGCGCGCTGGTATTCGGCGAACTCTGCAAGGCTGGCATAGCTGTGCTGGATAATGTTGCCCGGTTTCGTGACCTGCATTTTTCAATCCTCCCGTTTGGGCTGTGGTGACCTGCTACCCGTCAAGTTACAGCACGTGTACCCGGTGCGCAACGTAGCGCGGCCAGGGGACGGAAACCAAGCAGCTCCGTCATGGCTGGCTGGCGCTAGGCCACGCGCTAAGCAACCCTTAGGCACAAAGCAAAGGGACCGGCTACCCGTAGGCAACCGGTCCCCTGTGAGCTAGTGGCTAGGCCACCTTGCGCCACGTGGCATCATCCATGCCCTTACGCAGGGACCAAGCGACTGCCTTATCCCAATCGACATTCTGTGCCAGAAGAGAAGCCATCTTCTGAGACGCACGCGGCGAGATAACCACGCCGGTCACAGCCTCACGCTTAACGTTCTCCCGAACGCGCTGCACGTAGGCAACTGCACGCTTGGTCACGTCCAGCGGAGCACCCTTAGCCATAGCGGCAGCCATTTCGATATCGGTATCAATCTCAATCTCCATTGCGATGAACCGATCCATGAACTCCGCGCTGAATTTCTGCGCCGCCGGGTACTCCCACGTCGGACCCATGCCCCACGTGTTCGTAGCGGCCAGAATGACGTGATTCTTGGTCAGGCGGACAATCTCGCGGTTAGGGAGCGCCAGGAACCGGTTAGACAGGATGGAGTTAAGGCCAGCCAGGATACCCGCGTGCGCCCGGTCCACTTCATCGCACAGCAACACGCCGCCGTCAGGGTTGGTCGCCCAATCGTAAACCGCCGTAGGCACGTACTCGCCGGTAGCGGACATGTAACCCTTAAGCTCACTCGCCGTGCTCTGCAAGTGGAAGTTGACCACGTAGAACTCACGGCTAAGCGCGTCGGCTACCTGCTCGGACACGTGAGTCTTACCGACGCCGGGACCGCCGACCAACTGCACGTTTTCGCCGCTAGCGATGGCCGCGAGAATGTCGCCGAACTGCTTGTGCGTCACGCCTTCAATCTCGCGGGTCTCGGTCTCAGACTGCACATAGGTACGCGTCGGGTAGACGAACTCCTCCATTTTGCGCGAAATGATCGCTTCAATCTGGGTCTCGTCAAGCTGTTGCTTACCGAGCACCTTAAGCAGCATGTCGCGCAGCGCGGCCATTTCGTCAGCGCCAGCACTCTTAGAGTCGGTTTCGACGGTCTCGGTAGCCGTGCCCTGCGTCGGGACGGTCTCGGTCTCGGTCTCGGTCTGGCCACCGCCGAACGCGTCACGAATACGCTGCGATTCGTCGTCGTGGGTGCCGAACGTCTCAACACACACGTGCAAGAACTGCGCCGGGATGGACTCACCCTGTGCGGCAGCTTTGGTCAGCGCGTTCTTGATAACGAAATGCTCCGCGCCGTTCTCGTCGGCTGCGAGGTAAAACGGCCCTTCATTGCTGCACTTGGGGCAGCCGGTGCGCAGGGTCCGCTGTGAAAGCTTGGTCAAGTTGGTAACGGTCATTTCGGTGTCCTCTCGCGGGGGCCGGTTGGTTGGGCCGGTCGGGTTGTGGTGACAAGAGACAAGTTACACACCCTTTACTGTGTTTGCAAACTGTTAGGTACAGCGCACATAAAGTGCCTGATCAGGCTGTGTGTCCCTGTGTGTCGCTGTAGCGGCTAGGGGACGCGCTTAGGTCTCGTTATGTGTCGCTATGGGGACGCGCTAGCGACACTTAGGCCAGCGGCCAGCCAGCCAGCGACGGAGCTGCTTGGTTCGTGTCCGGCTACGGCTGGCACAGCGGCCAGGGCAGAACGCAAAGAACCCGCTACCCAAACGGGTAACGGGTTCTAAGCCAGGGGAGCGCGGCTAGCGCACTAGCCACTGTTGCACGGCTAGCGCTTTGGTCAGCGCTGAACCGTACGCAAACCGCTGCGTCGGTCCGCAGTAGTCCCACACAGCCGTAACGACGTCGTAAGGGCCACGCCACGACACATAGATACGGGTATCGCCCCGCGTGTATGCGACGACGGTAATACCGCGCGCTTTGTCCACAGGGTCCTGTTCTGTCTTGAGCACAGCCCAACCATGTGCCTTAGCGGTATGCGCAATGTATGCGCGTAGGTTGGCGTTCATCGCAGGGTCTCGGTCTCGTCGTCGCTGTACGTGTCGCAATCGTCTAGGAACACGTGACCGTCCACATTGGTCACTGTGCAGCGCAGTACGGGAGCGCTAGCCGTGTCCCCCGTAGGCCAGTGCAACACCAGCGCGGCCAGCGCAGCGCCAACCGTGATGAGTAGCGCCAGGGCGAGAACTCCGCGCTGTGTCATGGCGCGTTCTGTGGTGACGTTGATCTGTTGGGTATCCATTGCCTTAGTCCTTAGGTGGTTGTGGTCAGTACGGGACCGGCCCGGCTGGCTGTGTGCCATACCGGGCCGGTAACACGTGGCTAGTAACGGCCCTTAGCCGCTGCGTAGGAATTGTTGAGACGGTCAATCAAGCGTGTTGCCTCACCAATCACGTGGTTGGCCTCACCCGTTGCGTAATCGTCCTTAGCGACTGTCAGCGCACGCTGTGCGGTTTCGATGGCAGATTGTGCGTAGCCGACGCGTGAGGACATGTAAGCCCGATCAAGCAAGCCGCTAGCGCGCTGCATGAACCGGGAGAACGCTTGTTCGTCCTTAGCGGTATCCGCCCACACGATCATTTCGGCGATATCGTCCGCTGTGGTGTCGTCAACGCTAGGTGCTGCGTACTCCGACATGTCGACGCGCTGCGCTTGGACGTCGGCAACCATGTCGAGCAGGTGAGACAGGTAATCAGACATTGTGGTGACCTTCCGGTAGGTGGTTGTGGTGACTGACAAGCGACACGTTACGCGCCGTGTACTCAGAACGCAAACACGCGCACGTGAGGGTTAGAGAACCGAGCAGCTTTTCAGGACACAGGGCACAGCCAGCCAGCGCTTAAGCCACACGCGCTCACACAGCCCACACAGCCACACAGCCAGGGCACACAGAACACAGCCTCACAGCCACACACAGCCACTAACACACAGCGGGCATACACACGCCTAGCCACAGGGCACAGGGACGCACAGGGACTCACGCAGCGCCATTCCCCTATGCACACAGCGCAGCGCACAACACAGCGCACACAGCCAGCCACACAGCGCACACAGGCACACAGCCCACGCCCAACACACAGGGCACACCTAAGCACTCACCCACAGGGCACACAGCCACACCTAACGCACACACCTAAGCCATCACACAGGCAAGCACTAAGCACAGCGCTACACAGCGCACAGGGCACAGCACAGGGGAGCACTAAGGCACAGCCACTAGGCACACCTAAGCGCACCATAGCCACAGCACGACACACCCAAACCCAACACGCCGACAGGGTTGACATGGACCGTACACAGGGTGTACCATGCCCGACCCTCGACGGAGCTAATTAGACATGCGTGTTTGCTGACTAAGGCTAAGCCATTGTTTCGATCCTAACGACAAAACCGCAGGTCAGAGCAGGCCGGCCTAAGGCACAGCATGTGAATAGGTGAGCGATGCACCTAAGGTCGACGCGCCAGCAAACAGAGAAACCGCAGGTCGGAGCGTTGACCCCCCTGGGGGGTGTCCGAAAACGCGCAGCGTGGCCCTCCTCGATCAGCC